CTACAACATCTACCCCAGAAGAATTTCTAGCTGTACTTAACCTTGTTTTCGGGACTGATACGACAGTATTAACAGAAGAGGGAGACGCCTCTATTACTGTATTGTTATCAAGAACCTTGACCGACTTTGAAAGAGCGCTCCTCTTCTACATCAGTAATGAACCAGGTTATCCATCAAGACTTATTCCAAAAACAGTTGGTGTAAGAATAAACTTTGGTGAATATGATGGAGACAACTTCTTTGGTTTTGATGGAGTGCCTGGAGCTAAGGGTTTTGGAGAATTTACAGGCACATATGGGTATGGTCTTGGTTACGGCCTCCATTATGGTGATAGTGATTTTGTAGTAACTGGCAATGGCGGAACTTTCGCCACCTTATTTTAAAGATTTTATTAATTATCTAGGATAATACTTTTATGGCAGAAATTAACAAACCCTCAGATATTAATAAAATCTGGGCAGCAGCAGGTGATGTCTTAGCTCCCTCCGACTCTAAAATTGCCACGGGTTGGCAGGTTGAGATTCCCCCAAGACAGTATTTCAACTATATTGATAACAAACAAGACCAAGCTATTGCACACATCAACCAGCATGGTATTCCTGTATGGGACAATACTACAGAGTACCAGTACAGCGTAAGCGGTACTAAGTCAATTTGTATGGGCTCTGATGGGACTATTTATCGAACCAAGCAAGTGAGTATTAACCAGAACCCAGTGACAGACACTACTGACACTTACTGGGAAATTGCTTTTGCTAACGTTGCAGACTTTTATACTCAGACTCAGAGTGATGTCAGATACCTTCAAAAATCTGCAAACCTGTCTGATCTGACAAATACAGCAACCGCCCGTACAAATCTATCTGTTTACTCACAAGCGCAGACATACAACCAATCCCAAATTGATGCGAAAACTACTGTTGCTTCTGCCGCACAGGCACAGGCACAAACCAGTGATGTTGTTTTGCTATCCGCATTAAAACTTGCTGCTGCTTTCCAAGGTGCAAACCAGTCTATAACACCCGCCCCTGGATTTCAAAAAGTTCCAGGCGGTTTAATCGTTCAATGGGGGACAGTAGCTGTTGCAGGTGGTAGCACTCCTGTATCTTTCCCAGTAGTATTTCCAAACAAGTGTCTAAGCGTCTTACAAGGAGAGGGAAGTTCCTCTGGGTGGGGGACAACCAGCCCAACAATTCACGGGGCAGATGCTGTTACTGTATCTGGCTTTACAGCAAAAGTTGTAAGGTGGGGTGGATCATCGTGGGTTACGGGTAATGCCTCGGCCTTTTGGATTGCTGTGGGATATTAATATGAAAGACATTAAATTTTATATTAACCCTGAAAATAGTGGATTTTACCAAACAGATATAAATACTTCTATCCCTGATAAAGCCATAGAAATTTCAGTAGAGGAAAGACATGAAATACTAAACTGCATTCTTTCTGGCGGTGTTGTCACATTCAATAAAGATAAGTACCAATTAAGTTTTATTGAACAAAAAGAAATTGACAAGAAATCTGCAATTTATGCTGAAAGGTGCTGGAGAGATTCTGAACTTTCTAAAGCGGATGTACAGATTTTTAAACTAGAAGACTCGCCTAAAGACTGTAATAAGGAAATCTCTGTGTGGAGAGGCTATAGAACACTTTTAAGGGATTACCCCTCCACAACAAGATTTCCTTATGGGAAACGTCCTTCACTTAATAAGGATCTGTTAAAATGACTCAGCAAACTTCTCCTTTTGTTGAAGTAAACTATGGGTGGGCCTATGGGGAGTCTGGGTGGAATGGTGGTATGGATGAAAACTTACTTCAATTTTCCTACCTATTCGATAGAAATGTTGATGGTGTCGTCAGCTCTTTACCTCCAGCAATTTCAGGATCTTCATATTATCTAACTGCCGATAATAGGTTTTATTTTGCAGTTGGTACAACATATTATTCTTCTCCAGTACCAAAGTGGTTTACTTTCTACATTAAAAGTAATGGTAATCCTTATCAATTTAATGGTACAACGGCTGTTCTTGTTAACTCTGAATCTCAACTAAACACTCGTCTAACTGCTGTAGAACTTACTTTATCTACATTAGGAACAGCGGCCTTTAGACCTGAGACATATTTTGCAACCCAATCTGCGCTAGATGTGGCAAGTTCTCAAAGTGCTTCTTACACAGACAGCTTAAGATCTGACCTATCCTCCAGTACAGGGTCAAGTAGGGTAGGTTTTAAACTCTCATCTTTACTCTCTAGTCTTAGGACTGTACAAGATAAGTTAGCTGAGAGCGTTTCAGTAAAAGATTTTGGTGCTGTTGGGGATGGTGTTGCGGATGACACAGCAGCCATTCAAGCAGCACTGGACGCAAGTAACAGTGTGTATGTTCCTCCTGGCGTCTATCTTTTGTCTGCTACTTTACACTCACGCCCCAGAACAGAATTTTATGGGAGTGTTGCAGAGATTACCCAACTTAAAAGAAATGGCGCTGACTACGGCCATACTTTGGAGTTGGGCACAGAGTCAAGTAACCCGGCAAACAACGCCAATCTCTGTCACGTACACGGACTTTGGTTTCAAAGGAACTTCTCCTACACCCCAGGTGTCACAACCACAATACCAGACCCTTTGTCAGCAGGAACCTCACATATTAAGTTAAATGGTGGTCAAAAAGCCATTATTGAAGATAATATGTTGTGGAACGCGCCTATTCTTATTGACGTAGTTACTAGCTCTTTGGTAACTATTAGAAATAATGGTCTACTCTCAATGATCTGGGACAATAGGGTTTCGGGGTTAAGGGAGGGTTTTGCTGCGATACAAATACGTAATAGCAGTTTAATGGCGGGGGCAACTCAACTTGTTAACGTCTATGGAAACCATATTAATGGTGGGTACTTTTCTGCATCCCGTGCAGTAACCACAGGAAGTGTCAGTACACCAATGGTCGAGTGTATCGGCGCCTTGTATGGGTTAAACGTAGAGGCTTGTGAAGGGTTAAGTGTTTATGATAACTACTTAGGTGCATTTAACCAAAACAATATGTATATTAATGCCATTGGCTTAGTAACTAATGTTAGGTTTTGGGGTAATTTTGTTGATGGTTCACGAGATTATGCTATTGTAACAAACTGTACAAACGGTAATCCAACAGTAGGGTTGCAAATTTTTGGTAATGATTTTAACTTGCAGCTTATCAACATGGGAGCTATATACGCACTTGGTGCTGGTTGGACCACAGTTGTAAAACTTATCATAGCTGATAACAACATAGAAAACTCAATACAGACACCTATTCTTCTGTTCAGTGTTTCTGGTGCAAGCATCAATTCTAATATGATCAGTGCCTACAACGTAAGAAGGGGTGGTGATGCAAATAGTTTATATGCTGCCGGTATTCTTGTTGGAGGTACATCAGACAGGGTTTTTGCAAGTGGTAATAGCTATGGTGGGAATGTTAATACCTTAGATGCAACAGGTAATGGCTGCACTTGGGGTATTTACTTCGATAACAATACTGCTGGTTATGCTTTAAACGAGTACGACTTAGGCAGGTCATTGGCTGGGAGTTTCCCCCTTGTTGTGGGGGGCACGGCTATTCCTTTGTCTCCCGTTCAGGCTACTCATGTTGCATCAACTGGTAACTTTCAACTTCTACCAAGCCATCTTGTCTATATTCGGACAGGGATGGCTACTGGCGCAACTGTGGCGGCACTTCCTGCAAATCCGATTATTGGACAAGAACATGTGATCAAAGATCAGAGTAACGCAAGTTCATTTCCTATTGTTATAAACCCAACAGGGTCTGGTATTACAATTGACGGCGCAAGTAATTTGAATATTACCACTACTTATGGATTTGTAAGACTTAGGTTCAATGGCTCTATGTGGAACAGAATAGGATAATCATGACAAACTATTCAGAAGCTGCAAAGCTCTTGGGTGTAGAGGAGGCAGCCGTAAAGGCTGTCGCTTCTGTCGAGAGTCAAGGATTCATATTTTTCTTGGATATTTTGATGTAACATGCTATTATTATACCTCAAATTAATTGTGAGGTTTTTATGTGTAAGGTCAGTGAGTGTTTAAAAATAGACGGAAACAAAGAGAAACTTGTTAAACGGATTTCTCAGCGCACTAAAATTAATCCCGAAACTAGGTGTATTGAGTGGACAGCAAGGTCAAGAACATCTTTTGGCTACGGGCAAATTGGGTTGAAAGATTTTACGGGTCTACGTGTTCACAGGGTTGTTTGGACTATAGCTAACGGGGAAATACCCGAAAACCTGTTGATTATGCACTCTTGTGATAACCCACTTTGTTGTAATTTAGAACACCTTTCTCTAGGCACTCATAAAGATAATACTGCCGATATGTGGACTAAAGGGCGTCAATCAGAGCCACCAATTCACAAAGGTTTAGAGGAATATAGAGAACGAAACCCCGGAAAATTTCGTGGTGAAGAAAATGCTACATCTAAACTAAAAGAATTTCAGGTTTTAGAAATTCTTACTTCCCCAAAAAGCCCGAAGTATTTTTGTGAAAAATTCAATATTTCTAAGCATACTATTTCTTTAATCAGAAAACGAAAAATATGGAAACATGTTGAGGTTCCTAGTGAATATTAGTCAAAAAGGCATTAGCCTAATTAAAAGTTTTGAAGGCTTGTCTCTTAAAGCTTATAAAGACTCTGTTGGTGTTGTGACAATTGGCTATGGTTCCACTGGTCCTCATGTTTCAATGGGACAAACCATCACTGAGACTCAAGCAGAGTCTTTGCTTAAGAGCGACATTTCAAGGTTTGAGAAAGGGGTAAGTGACCTAGTTACTGCCCCTTTAAATCAAAATCAGTTCGATGCTCTTGTTAGTTTTAGTTTCAATCTTGGACTTGGTAATCTTAAGTCCTCAACACTACTTAGAAAGCTTAATTCCCTAGACTATGCAGGGACATCTAAAGAGTTTGAACGTTGGAACAAAGCTGGTGGTAAAGTTTTGGCTGGACTAACCTGTAGACGAATTGCAGAGAGGGATTTGTTTCTCTCCTAGGCAGATATAACAATGACAGATGTAAAAGTTGAAGACCTTGTAACACCCATCACAAAAGATACAGCTGTTGAAGCAACAATCACTTCTACTCTGTCATCTACTCCTACTAAACTAACCCTCGTACCCAATTGGAAAAAAGTTCTCAAAACTTATTCCTTTTGGACCACTGTATTGTCTGCTCTGTTGTCATTGGTTGAAATCATTCTTCCATTCTTCTCCCTTCTTGAGCCTACAATGTCTGTGGCTGCGTACGGCGTATCCATGTTCGTGCTCAACGTATCTGCTGCTGTCTTCAGGATGATCAAGCAACATAAGCTTTGGCAACCAGAAGAGGATAAGGACAATGTTCAGTAATATCTTCTCTGGTGCCACTCTGTACATCATCCTAGCTCTTCTGGCTTCAACAGCAGGGTTTGGCTACCTTTCGTATAAGCTGAGCAATGATAAGGCCGTAGCAGTAGCTCAGCTTAAGACTGCCAATGAAACGGCTGAAGGATATAAAAACTCCCTTAACTTAAAGGATTCTTCTTGTAAGATTGATGACACCTCAGTAGTTGAAGTTGAAACAGACAAGAAAGACCTTCAAACTAAAGTTGATGCTGTATCTGATAAATTTGATAAGCTAAAAGTTATTACGGCTACTAAGCCTTCAGTCAAACAAGAGATAATTAACCATGAAACTAATGTCTTGCCTGATGATGGGATTCTTAGTCCTAACATTACAAGCTTGCTCAAACTTGGGTGGTGTGACTCCTTCCCCACAGATGACGTATGTCGGACCAAGTGACGCATTGTTGATGCGACCATGTAAGGCAACCCCTGCTGGTGAGAGTCTTATTGATCTAGCTAAAGCTCAGAACAAAAATGTGTCTTGCATCAGTATGTATCAGAAACAGTTAGACGCAATCAAAAAGAATAGAGACAAGCAAAAGGAATTGTATAATGTCAAACCCAAGTGATGCTGGGCATCGTATTAATAACTTAATGGAACGTTGTGCTATTGCATTGCTTGCGCTTCTGTTTTCTATCCTCTTCACTGTTTATCAGTATCAACGAGCCGACTTCAAAACTTTAGAAGAAAAAGTTTTAGTGATGCAGATGAATAAGGTAAACAAGGAAGATTTAAAAGATGTTGAGAGTAGGTTAAATTTGAAAATGGATGCAATGGCTATCAACATGAGTCAAGAGGTAAGAAACACTCGTGCTGATATCATTGACAGGATTGAACTGCTGTTTGGGAAAATAAAGAAGTAGGGGAATGTCAATGGGGTGGGTGATCATCAGAAGGGTTGCAGATTTATTGACGTTAGTACTGCTGATTATAATGATTTCCATCGTAATGACAAACAGTAAAAGCTCAGAAGATTTTGGTAACTTTGCATTAAAGCTTGATAAGTACAAACAAGAATCAGCTAAAGTTATGTCTTCCAATATTGAGTACATGGACAAAAGAGTTAATGGATTAGCGGAAACTCAGGATAGATATCAAGTTAGTACAGATCAAAGAGTATATGTGTTAGAGCAAAGGATTATTCAATTATTATCTGAGAAGAAAACTAATCAGAAAGTTATCAACAATAATATAAATACCCTCACTACTAACTAGAAACAGAATAAATATAAGAAGCTCCCTAGAGCAAAGAGAGCTGCGCCATCAGCTTATCTCAGAATTTAGCCCAGCTATCCGTTTAGGACGCTGGGCTTTCTTTTACCTAAATTTTGTCAGATATAACTTTCAGAGTAAAGTGTGTCACCCCACTCATGCCTATCATTCAATTGACCAGCCGCTTTTGCAATTACATAAGCATCTTTACGATTGTGGAATGTACCGTATTGGTCAGTGAAGCCTTGAACCATATCATCAGGATTACACCATTCATCAAGCACATCATCACCAATAGCAATCATCTGTAGTTGCATAATAGGACAACTGTGGCGTGTTCCTGTAACAATGTAACCGTTAAAATCATAAGCTGCTTGAGCAATACGGAGTTGAACACCATAGTATTCTGCACGGTGACGACCATCCCCCATGATATTTCCAGCAGTCATTTTCTTATAGACTTCAATAGCTTCTTTGATCCTCTCGATGCTCACTTTGTATTCTCCACTTGTTTCTTAAAACAACCAAGAAAAATAGCCAACCGACTACGCAACTGTTGAGTATCTTTGAACTTCAACACAAGCTCTTTAAGCTCATTCACTTGTTCTCTGAATTCATGGTCTTTCATCATTCCTCCAAATTAGTCGTCTTAACGCTATTTTCAAAAGACTTTTCCAAATCTTTCAGACTCTTATTAATCGCTTGTTGCTTCTGTTTAATTACACTCACACCACCTTCAATCTGAGATTTTTTCCAGTCGAGCCAGAGATAACCACCTAGCAATACTGTGGCTAAGAGGAAGAGTGTGGCTGCAATGTCTACTAGAGGGCCTTTCATATTGTTCTCCTTACCAATCCAATGTGCTGTAAATTTCACCAAAGAGCTTGTAGCCAGCTTCTTTACGTTTCTCATATTCTAAACAATCTCTATGATAACGGTCTCGTTCTTCTTGGCCTTGAATATCAAACGTACAAGGAATATTACCCCGCTCATTAGGTTCACCGTTAATCATTTTGATAGTGAAGTCATAAGCTCGCATATCAGGTTCTTCTGTGCCAAATACCCACAGAAGCTCTTCTAGATCTTTTAGTCGAAGTAAATCAGCAGCATCAACATCTGCGTTCCATCCATCATCCAACCCTTCAATCACTGCCTGTTTATTCATATAGTACATTGGTACGCCATGACACTCACTGGCTTTAAGACAACTGTACAGCCTCTGAATATAAGCACAGATAATTTTGTTCAGAGCGCTATCTACTGACCAAGTATCTCTGTTGGATGCAACCCACCTACCTTTTGTGTAACGCATCTTACTCTCCTAATACTTTTGTAGTATATTTAAGAAACTCATCAGATTTCACAAGCTTCTCTTCGTATTTATCTTTATACTCTTCTGGGAACATCCAGTCAACAAGATTCTCTGCTGTCATTCTAGACATTTTGTGAATGATAAGCCTGATACAATATTCCCTAAAATCTTCGTAAGACATATCAGTTCCTCCGAGGATCTTTACTGTCATTCGTAGTTAGTGCTATACAGATTATCATGAAAGGGTAGAGTAGTAAACAGAATAGTAAGAACATTTTTAAATTCCCCTCAAGATTAAATATGTTTGAAAGTAGAGCACTCGTCTTTATCTAGATAAAATGATCTACCGTCCGTAATGTGTTCATGACTAAAGTAAGGATCACCACGTTGGTTGAATCCTCGTACAATAAGTTTATCACCTTTCTCAGCACAGATACAGTGTCCGTGACAATCATTCCACTCTGTGAGCTGTTTGAGTGCATAGACAACGCTTCCTACTTCTAGGTGGTTCCAATCTTCTGTTAACATTTATTCTCTCCTAATAAAAAGGCCCTACGCCCCGAAGAGCATAAGGCCAATATATCACATTAGATTATGTTGTCAAGCGAGCTTCGTAGAAATCTACAAAATCTTTCCAAATGCCTCCAGACCTCAGCCTGGAAATACAGCTAGGTTCCATTTGGAGGGTGTCCGCAATCTTTTTATTTATAAGTCCTGCCTTGATCATTTCCCAAGCTTCTACTATTTTAACAATAGAATACGCACCAACAGTAAACGACTTAGGAAAAACTTTACCTTCTCTCTTGTAAACGTGTTCCCATTTCTTGCCGTGACGAACTAGTGATATGTAACGGGGGTGAAGATTAAACTTTTCACCTATGTAGTCGTTATTGTACCCCAGTTCAAACAGCTGGTACATCTCTAAAAGCTCTGCCTCAGTGATTTTACTGCCATGATTATCTTCTCCTCGCCTTCCTTTTGACAACCCCATATCATAGGCATGTTGGGTGTTATAACTCACGGTTACGACTTCAAGATTTGAAAGTATATTATTTAATTTATTCCCGTCTTTATGGTTAACAACCAAATTCTCTGGTATAACTCCGAAGAACGCCTCCATCATTGCCCGATGCACACCTCTAGCCCTTGTTGTAACTCTTTTAGCAACGACCAGATAACCATGGGCATTAACAAAACACTTAATGAGTTTACCAGTTTTAGGGTTCTTTACACGCCCAATATTACTAATAAGGTAGTGAGTTAGTGGGTGCTTCTTCCAAATTTCAACATCTTCCATAGTTTTCTCCAAATAGAAACAGCCCCAATTAAGGGGCTTTAAAGCTACGCCTCACATGAGACACAAACATTATTAACGATAATCCCTGAACGACTATAGATATAGTAGAGACTTAGGATATCTTCATCCAAGAAAGCTTTTGTGTGCAGTTCAGCAATCCGGTCTTCATCACCATCCTCTGAGACATAGAAGTTAATCGATTGTCCCTGACACAGATATTTCTGACGCTGTGATGCATAACGCAAGATTACATTCTGATCAACTTCAAAAGCAGTTTTGAACACCATCTTTTCATGATCATCCAACCAAGTTACGTGCTGCACAGAACCAACATGAGAGATAATGTCATCCAGTGTTTCTTTGCTGTAAACACCACGTTCAACCATGATGTCATACATTTCAGGAACAATACGGAACATGCCTCCTGCTGCACTGCCTTGCTCAAACACCATACCCGGATCAGGAGAAACAGACTCAGATACACCACCCATAATAAGGGCACTAGACTTATTAGGTGCAAGTGCTGTTCGGTGTGTCATCCGTTCACCATAACCCCGTAACCATTCTGGTTCCCCAAACTCAGCCGCCAGCCACTGTGAAGCTTTCAAACTTTCGTCTTTAATCTTCTTAAAGATTTCCGAGTTAAGAAACTGAGCTTCAATACTTTCAAATGGAATACGTTTCTTTTGCAGCAGTGTACTAAACCCGAGCGCACCCAAACCTACGGCACGTCCCTTCTCTGTGAACTTACGAACTTTAGTAAGTCCCGGAATGCCTTCACTGGCCTTCAAGAAATCACTTACTACACAATCCAAGAATACTGTTGCATCAAAGATTGCAGTTGTATCTTTCCATTCTTCGTATTTCGAAAGATTCATACTACTCAGCACGCAAGAGTAAGAAAGATTCTCTGACGAATGAAGCATAATTTCCGAGCATAAATTTGAAGCTTTAATATCCAAATTCAAATCTTTGTACACTTGTGGACGGTGACGGTTTGCACGATCTACGAAGAAGTAATACCCTCGACCTGTAACCATCTTCACAAACAAAGCACGACTGAAACGACGATTAGCTTCTTCATCACCGGACTTCAGTTTAGCAATAAAACCATCAGAAACGACCCAGCCGATATTCAGGCCGTCGGGCGTTGCCTCAAGTGTGTCTACCAACTCATCAAAGTCTCCATGATCAATGGGCAAATAAGATGCTGTGCTGCCACGTCGTTGACTGCCTTGGCTAATCTCTGCTGCATCTTGAGAGAACCCAAGGATAACAGGAACAACACCCGACGCTTGACCACCTACGCTAATACTTGTGCCACGAGAACGGATATCCCCAAAGTAGCCAGAACAGCCAAACCCATACTTACCAAGCATTGCTGATTCATGGCGGTTCTTGTAGAAACTATCCACACTATCACCAACATACTGCCCAGAGCAACTAACTGTGAGGCCACGATCTGTCCCAGTATTTGCCAGCACCGGAGTGGCTGCGGACAGCCAACCCTTCCACAGAAGATTAAAGAACTTCTCTTCCCACTCTTGTTCAGCACCTGCCATATATTGAGCAAGTGTCTTTGCAACTGTCTTGTGTCGTCCGTAAACCCCCAACTCTCCAGCAACAGCATACTTAGATTTAAACAACTGCCATGAGTTAGTTGTGAACCAGTCTGGAATCAAACCTTTATCTTGTAACTCTTTACGTTCTGCACTAAGATCTTCAAAACCCTGTGTCATGCAATCTCCCCAATAAATTTAAGTTTAGCTTTGTTCCAATTACGTGTGTACTGAACTTGTGAATTGCTAAAAAAGTCTGCATATTTGAATGTGGACAGTTGGTTGTAGAACCATTCACTCACTACCCCTTGACCGTCTTTAAATAGCAACTTAGCCTTCAAGTAAGTAAGGACTACATCGATACGGTTGCGTACAAAGTGCAGCATATCTTCTTTAGTTACTGTTCGAATACCACCTTTTTCAAAGATCATATCACAAATCCGTGACTCGTGAAGATAAACCTCTTCTGCCATAAGTTTAATGTCTTCGTATAGTGCTTTAACATCTTTCTTAGTAATCTCTTTTGCTTCTTGTTTCTCTGACAGCAGTTGGTTGAACAACCAAGCACTTGCCATGCTATGAAAGTCCTCATCCTTACTTGAGGCGTCAATACCAGAAGTAATGTGTGGGATCATATTATAACCACCACAGTTAAAGCTCTTCAAGAATGCAAAGTTTGAGAATAATACAGCACCTTCCATGAAAGCAAATGCTGCTGTTACACGAAGCTTATCATCACTGTCTGCAAACCGATTAATGAAGGAGATGCGCTCACACAATACTGGATCTTCTTTCCAGGACAAGTAAAACTCATCAGTAGCAATACTTAGTGACTTATTAATCAAGTCGTAAAACGGCGCGTGGATTCCAATTTCAACAAAGGAAAAAGTTGTAGCCATCCTTTGGATATCCGGGCGCGGGAACATCTTCTGTACCTTACCACCCCAAAACTCTTCCCCACCAAGCATCAATTCATACTGTGTAAACAATTTCAGTACTGTTGTAATACCGTGACGCTCCCCTTCTGTACATTTAGTTCGAATATCGTTTTCATCCTTTTCTACCCCAAGCTCTTCAGCGAACCAAATAATACTTGTCTGCTTCTTAGCTGCCTCAATTGCTTGTGGGTAGTCTACCGTATAACTTTCTTTTACTTCTTCAATACGTGCCAACCTATATCCCCTTATTAATTATCTGATTGAATCCCATGCTGTTGAGCATACTCGCAAAAATCACCAGTGTTCAGCATCTTACCCATTGTCTTTAGTTGGATACGTAAATCAAGACTTGAGTGTTCTAGAATATTTTCCCAACTCGCCGACCCTTGAGTTAGCCATTCACCAGTACGCTCATGACCCTGGTACATCAGACAGTCTACAACATTTCCACGAAGATTACGATGCTTACAAACTACCTCATCAACCCCCATGCTAACATCCAGCCCGTTGTTAAAAAGAAACTTACTAATCTCTTCTTTATTATTTTCACCAAATGCTTGGGCAAAGCCTTCACAGAGAAGCAAGTCTGACAAACTCAAATTAAATCCTACGGCCATTTTATTCTTCCCCCTCTAGAAATGCAACTTCCATAACACAACCCATCACATCATTCAAACAATCTTTATTGTCAATCAGACGCATTAGCTTAACTACTTGTTCGACCGTAAAACCACTCATTTGCAGTGAATCCATGAATGACTCCCAAGCTATATTGTTTGCATCTTTAACTTGTTTGTAATTCATACTTCTACCCCATTAGCCAAATCTTCTTGGAAGTACTCGAAAGCACTTACATCATTATTAATTGCAATCTCAATATCTTCAATCGTGTCGATCAGATAGCGGCTGCTTTCACTGATACTCATACCCAAGCGAACCATGTAAAGATTTTGTAGCTCTTGGATGAAATTGGAAACTTTAAATTCTTCATTAATCATATATTTCTCCTAAGCTCTTTTAGTTTCAATACCTTGTTTATAATCTTCTTCGAGCAACTTTGCGTGCAAGTATAAGCCTTCAATCACACGCTCGTCAACCGAGTTCTTATATTTCTTTGCGGAGTCAATAATACAGTCTACCTTAGCTTTCTGCCAAGCTCTGTGTGCTTCTATTTGAGTATGATACAGTCCCAAATATAGTTGCTTTTCATTGTAGTTTAATCTCCCTTGGAACTTAGTATTTCTTCCCGGATTAGATACACCTATTAGAAACTTACCACCTCTCTCATGCCTAAAATTTAATAGTTTGTTTAATTCATTAGGTACAAACGCACAATCAATATCTGTGTAGTTCTGATTGTAAGGTGTGATAATATCTTTATCCAGTTGCCAATATTTTCCCGATGCCTCTATGTTCCTGTATCCAACCTGTGTTTGACACCACTCAGCGAACACCTGAAAGCTTGGAAACAGATTCCTACTACTAGCATATTTAGGATACCTCTTAACGAATGCGCTTTCTGGGTTTGTCCTTGTAGTTACATCACACCATATTTTACCTGCTCGTGTATCCACTTGAACGTTATTACTTGAGTAACTTTTTAACCATATACCATCAATCTGTCTGTCAAACTTCTCCATACAAATTTCCTTTTATTTCTCCACCAATGCTTTATAAGAAACTGGGAACAACTGTTTAACAATCTCTGCTACTTGCTGTGCAACCAGTCGTGTTTCATACTGAGTGTGTTCATCCAAACGCAACACTAGCATATCACAGAATGCCCCCAATGTGCCACTCCAAATCCATGTCGTCATCATTGACTGAGGAAGAACCATGCGGGCTTCTTCGGCACACACACCTAGATCAAGAAGTGTATCATAAGTCTCAAGAGCAGCTTTATTTACTTCCTCTGGACGATAGATGCAATTACCTTCTTCGTTTGTCAGAGTATCAATAATATCTAGGTTGACAGTCTCATCTTTACTACTACCCTGTTTCACATTTTCAGCAGCTTTACGCCAAGACTCAGGAGTATAGAACTCAGGCTCATCCTTTACATAGCGACGACTAACTTCATTCCAAGGCATAAACTTATGCTTTACAAGTTGACGTGCTACAAATACCGGAGCTTTTACACGGATGCTAATGAAGCTGTGATTGAATGGCGAAAGATGTTTGTGCATGGCAAGGTACTTAATTAGTTTAGAATCTGCTGGACTCAGTGTTTTGTAGACTCCAGCCCCAACATGTTTACCACTCTCTGGCTTACCGTCTACTCGACCATCCACAATCAACCATTCGCTTTTCTTGTCAAAGCTGCAACGTGCCGCATCTACAACAGACAGGTCATCACCACAATGATTGATGTACTCTACTTTAATCTCACTCATCCCCACTTTCCTCCAATTCTTCCAAACACCCTTCCCAACTCAACGGAAGATCTTTATAAAGTTCCCAAGCTAACCCTGTAGCAACTAATTCATTATAGTATTCTTTTGTTCTTACATCAAGCTGCCATACCATTGTTTGTTTAGTCATACTTTAAACTCTTCTGGAATACAAACACTGAGGTCCGGACGTTCATGATTCAACAGCTTCATTACTTTGTTGTCTGAACAACGCTTGACAGTAAACATTTGCTCACCTTCAAAAGTTGTCTCGTCTACATAACATTCTTCGCCAATTTCATATTCCCGATGTCCTTTACTTTGTTTTGCATAACTCAGGCTGTTGGTAATCTTCTGTGCATTGTTTGAACAAACAGTTTCCCAAGCAAGTTTAGTCTTACAACCATAAGCTTCAAGCAAATGTTCCAAATAAGTGTTGAGGTACTTAATATCCATACAAGCATCCAACACTTCTAAAAGTTCTTCCTCTGAACAGGCATCCTCAAGTTCATTCACTTCTTCTAGGATAAGTTTGGATTGGGCTTTAACTTGCTTCCAGACTTCCCAATGATCACCCATAGCCGGTTGATTACCAATTGCATAACCAAACTTAATACATTCTTTCTTTGACACCAAAACTCTCCTTAATTTAAATATTGATCGCAGAAATCTTTCACACTGAAGCTTTCCCAATCTTTATACTCACCTTTACCAAACAGTACACGTTTCTCAGAATCAAACTTAACTAAATTATCCTCCAAGTCATCAACCATTGCAACAAGAGAATCATTTAAAATATACTTCTCGTGTGTTCCTACAAAGCCAGTCATAAAGGGAAAATGTTTCTTTAAGAAGTATACCTTACTCCGGTGATGATTTCCTTTCAGCCTTGAAACAAACACAATACTAAAATACTGACTCAATGCTTCTAGCTTCTCTACAGCACACTTCATTGGCTCTAGGTTGTCATAAAGAGTTTCATCACGCCAGAAGTCCAATGGATCATCTAGGAATGGTGAAGCCTTTTGGTAGAGGGCTAGAGTATCAACTACCACACCATCTACGTCAATTCCAATTTGGCGTTTGTTTGTCATTTGATTTTTCCTGTCAATACAAGCTCAAGCTCCGCTAAACAATTGAAGCAAGTGTGAGCCAGATGAACAATATTACTCTCTTCATCTGTACGCTCAATAGCCGGAACACCTTGAGCTTTCTGAATAAACCCCTTCACTCGGTGACGACTAGCAGCAGCAGAGAATTCAGTTTCAGCATTAGGAAGATTTTTAAAGTCATTAGGTTTGTAACCTTTATTCTCTTCAGCCCAACCCATAACTCTAGCAATCTCTAGGATAGCGTTAGGGAAACCTTCATCAAAGAGTTGCATCTTTACCTTACCAACTTTACGTTCTTCTAGTACTGGTCGAGCTATGCTTTCTAGTTCAGGTTTATCAAAGATGTTGAAAAGAACAACAGGATTTTCACCAAAAGATGTCTCTGTGATTCCATACAAGTCTTCAGTTTTTAGTGTGCAATCATAAGCTTCAACTTCCCATTCAAAATATGAATCTTGAGTAATAAGCTTAACAACTTTACCTTCGTCATCAGGCAAGAAGCCCCAACCACCTTGCACAATAGCTAACACGTCTCCTGCTCTTAGACTATTCATCAACCCTCTCCTCATTCTGTTTAGCAGTATTCTTCAATTTCTGTATTTGATCGAGCATATTTTCTTGTTGCTGTCTAAGTTTGAACCAATTTCATAGTGTTGTCAAGCTCTTGTTCAAGAGTTTTTATTCGCTTATAAAGTCTGAAATCGTTTATTTTAGTTCTCCTTGTTCATATGCCTATCAGTGTAACCAGCGCCTAGAGAGTTTAACTGTTCAATCATCTTTTGTCTGTACTCAACAGCTAATTTAAAAGCTTCTTCATCACCGTACTTTTTGATATTGAAAGCTTTACTTCTTTCTTTACCTTCCAAGTCAGTCCAGAAGGCTCTCCAGAGGAAGGCTTTATTACCACTTCTTAGCGTATTTATACATAGTGTGACGCCTACAGTCCCTGAAGTGTTGTCATGCCTTGGTGTACAGTTACGAGCGTTTCCAGACCTAGAAACAAGCCTCAAGTTGCTTAATTTGTTGTTTGTTCTATCACCGTCAACATGGTCAATGAACTTCCCTTGTTCAATAGGTCCATAGTGTAGTTCCCAAATAACTCTGTGAACTAGTTGCAGTTTACGTTCTTTACGAACTTGATAATACCCACTGTTTCCTAGTCCACCAGCAACATCACCGATCCCTACGTTCTTAAAATTCTTCCAGCGTCCTGAGTAGATGTCTACAGCCCATCTAAGACAGGTAGGACTGGTTTCATCATAGACGTAAAGCTCGTTAATTTCCATACTTAGTCATAATATAATCAAGTGATACAAACGAAGGAAGTCCAAAGCCGTCTTTAACTTCATGTAGCATGGTCAAACCACGAAAATGGAAGTTACCTTGATAACCCTTATAGGCTTCATCAAAAGGATAGCAAGCACCATTAATAATACCAATCTGCATCGTTCCGTCTAGTGTTGGTCGGATAGCGACATCGACCAATTGCTTATGTCCGACCACGAAGGATTTACCCACAGTTTTCAACTGACTAAGTGCGTTGCCCCCATAAGGCTTGCCAGTGAATGGGTTAGCTAAGTAATGGACATAATTAATACCATCTACCTCTGCTGGTTTAAGAAAGGGATAAACTTCCCAACCATACTGCTCTAGGTTCAGCAGTGCAGTGCCTACAACACCATCTAGCTCAGGCTGATCATTTGCCAAGCGATCAGCTCGGTATTCATGATTACCCGTGCAGAAGATCATTCGTGGATTGTAAGCTTTCTTCTTAGCCTTACGCTGATTTTCTTGAAGTTTCCAGATTGGCTCCATCATCAAGCGCATAGCCTCATGCCCAGCTTCAAGGTCTGCCTTCAAACGGCGTCCTTCAAAACTTTTCTTGCCCTTGTCATAACTAGAAAGTGATTCTAGGTCAAACGCATCCCCGATATGTACAATTACATCAGGTTTCTTTGCTGCAATGTAGTTACCAATTGCAGATAGATAACTCAAATCATGCCCAGGTTTCGCCTGAGTGTCTGCTACGATCAAATGTTTCAAACCAATTCCCCTCAATTATTCAAATGAAATTCATGACGTTTACGTAAATCCATATACAATTTGAATAGATCCTTATTCATAACCGACAAGCTCTCTGCAACTTCGTACTTATTTCTAACAGACAGTGTATTAAACTCATCCAGCACTTCGTCAAGTTTATTGTGGAAGTCTGTAATGATTTCCTGTGGTTCTCTGTTAGATGCAGCAGCTTGTACCACCTTCTTAGAAAATAACTCTCTAATCTCGCCCATCTTCTTTTCTCTCCAAGACTACTACAAGTTCATTGGTCAAAGAATCTATAGCTGTATCTTTAACAACATAATCATCGTTTTGGTAATCTTCAGTCCAATAATCAATAACAGTTTGAAGTTTAATCCTATGAACTAGACAAGGAAGTTTGTTAGTCATAGCTAAAACCCAAACACAGAGGTGTCGATACAAGTGAGCCATACATAAAAGAATGTATAGTATTGAACTGACATCTCAATATAGGTTGCAAGAGTGAATCGATCTTTAAGCATGATTATTTAAGCTCCTCACGAAAGGTTTCATCATCAAGAATATTAACAGTCTGGTTGATAGTGTAAGGTTTCTGTTCTTCAAGAAGAAGTTCCAAAATCTTATCCACTTTAGCAGTCAGTGAACCAATTTGAATACTTAATTCTGTATAAGCCGTGTTTCCAACTTTCAGTTTCTTGTCAGTCATTTTTATAACTCCAGTGGGTAATACTTAAAAGCTCTAATTTACCATCTTCTGTAAACCAACGAGGTCCGGTTGTTGTTCTCGCTAGGAAACCAATACCCTGAAAACCTGAATCTGAATTCTTAACATGAACATTGTCTGTTGTACAACCATATGCTTGTGTTTCTTCTGGAAGACCCTCTTCTACGCTAGTCCATTCCACGTTTCATCTCCTCTTCTAGCACTTTACGAACAGCATCACGTCTGCTTTTCGGGTTCTTAGCTACTACAACATTACGCTCTTTTAGCCAAGAATCAATCTGTGATGCTTTCAGTTTACAGATTTTAATTACTTCACGTTCAATTTTAGCAGATTCGAAAGATATGTCAAGCTTTTCTGCCAAAGTCTTTGTGAGGTGGTCTTCTTTACAAAGTACCTGTAAATCATCAAAACTAACCATGAGAATATTATCGAAGTAATCTTGAAAATGCTCAACCTTTGTAAATGGAAACTTATTACCTGTGTGTTTGTGGTCGATTTCAATATCAGATATCTTAAAGAATGCTTGACAAATCTCACACTGAACTAACCATTTGGTACGTGTTGTTTCATCCATATCAGGAATTGTCTTACTGTACAGATAAGCCAGTTTCACATCAGACCTCATCCATGCTTGTCTGATGGCTGAACGTACAACAGCTACAACATCCTTTTCTTGTGGTGAGCCGTCTTCATTGAGCTTCTTCATAAACTCTTTAAGCTTGTCTTCACGTTTCTTTATATCAGCTTGGGTTGGCAGTGTCATGTTTTGTCTTCCATGTACTTAACACAAGCTCCAGTCATTATGATCACATACCTATTGAAACATGGTGTGTGAGGTTTTACTCTCAAGTCTGAACCTAGGTATTCATAGCACCAGTTAATATACTGATAAGGTAGGTAGATACACTGTGTATTGCCTTCTGAGCATTCCTTAATCCAGACTTCACTTGGTTTGATTATATCCTCGATCTTAGATTCAGGTTTCTTTTTGTTAAAAGGCCACTTAAACATAGGCTACTCCCAACTTATCCATCACATCATAAGCATTCAAGTTCTCACCCTCAAACCGTAGCATCCGGGCCATTACAAACATCTCATTTAAGACATAATCCCAAGTAAGGTTGGTAGGGTCATTTCTCCACCCTAAAACAGTCTTTTCTTCGGGATAAAGGTACTGGAAAACCCCTTTAAGCTTCTCCCATGCCTCGTTGTCTGTCTTAGCTTCTACAAGGCTTTTGTAGGCTGATTTACCCGCCCACTTAATGTCTGAGAAGCAATTAGCTGCATAGTTGTCAGAGGTGTCGTTTGAAGCTACTTGCCAATACAGGTGCATTCTGCCAATACCACGAACATCACCTTTGTCGTCTAACCACAAACTACCGAATTGATTACAATCTTGAATACCTTCATCTGGACGGTTGACGTTAAAGAACCTTACTGGAGCTGAATAATAGTCTTTATCGAGACCTTGAATTACAGCATTAGGGTTATTGTAAGCCTCAATCACACATCGGTCATCTGCCTCAATGCCTGTCACAATCTCAGCTTTAAACTTTCGTTCAAGATATTCTGTTACAGCATCCATATGAAGAGGGCGTAACATATCCTTTCTGTTATCTTTGTACTTTTTAAGCGTAGATAGTTCAACACGAAAGCTATCACCTTTACCCAAGAATGCCTTGTATTTGTTTGTACCAAGTCGCTTTAGATCACCCTCAACTTGAGTCTTTGCAATCTGCAATACATGATCAATTGGTTCTGCAATCTGTTGATCTACAATCTCAAACTCATCTACAGCAAAAGGACTATCTCTTTTAGAGTTTAGCTCACCAAGCCAACCACCTGTCTTAGCTTTGTCACGTCCGTAGAACTCTGTTCGTGTATTAAACTCTTTCTCACGTCCTGATGATTTGTGAGTGACGATGATAGAACGTTTTTCACCAACTGATGCAGAAGCATACTTTACGTAATCTAGGTCAATTATTGATGTTAGTTTTGTCACTCCGTTCTCCCACTTAAACAAAAGGGAGCAAAAAGCTCCCCTCAGTAAATCTTATTGATACTCACCAGAAAGCTCTTTGTAAAATTCCAAGAATTCCTGATCCTTGACAATCTTCTCTTCTACTTTCTCTACATTGTTACGGACATATGTTTCAGCAGCTTTAAGGGTTGCTTTGACAATATCTTTCTTCAGGCCATTTACATTCTCATCTTTCTGGAAAGTAAATTCATCAGCAAGTGCTTCAAGGTCTTGTTCCAGAGTTACTACTTCGTTATACAGAGCTTTAGCTCTGGTGTAGAGTGCTTCTTTATTCAGTGCGGTCATATGTTTCTCCTTTGATTTGTTTGTCGGGATCACGTCCCAGTTCATTTAAGCGTTTGTGTTCTTTACCATGACAACTTGTACAGAGCCAAATAACATCGAACCAATGTTCGGGCAAATAAGACCAATGATGACCTTGTATTTCCTTTTCAGAAGTTCCGCAATGTGCACAAGAATCTGGTCTTACTAAATCACCGTCCCTAAGCGCATTACTTATAGCATATTGGGCTTTACGTTTGTCTTGGTTTCTTTCAGCCCAAGCCCTTTTAGTCTCCTGAATCTTTTGCTTAAACTCAAGATCTTCAGAGTAATTCTTATTCACTCGTTGAATAGTCTGCTGGTTCCGTTCTTCTTTGTTTGGCCTGTTTCTGTCATATTCCTGATAATACGCTAACTTCTCTTGCCTATTACGTTTAGTCCGAGTCTTAACACACTCTTTACATTCAGACTTTATACCATTATAGAAAAGAGAAGGGTCTTTTTCAAGACCACAACTATTACACTTCATTTAAACTTTCTACTCCTAAAATGGGATTTCTGAATCAAAGCTGTCAAAGTCTTGTGCTGGTTGTGGAGCAGCTTTTGCTTTTGGCTTAGCTGCTGGAGTTGGAACTTCTTGTTCCTCTTCTTTTTCAGCAGGCTTAGCTTCAGTCTTCTTAACTTTGTAACTTACACCCAAAACATCATCATCTACCGAATCAGACGAACCTTTACCTTCATAAGCTACGTGCTCAATCACTTGAACAGTGTCCAGAGTCACAGTGAGTTGACCGTCCTGATTCTTGTACCCAAACAGCTTCAGGTTAACTACCGAGCCATTACCTACGTTCTCGGTGAATGCATTACCCTCGGTGTCAATCACGTTGACGTTCATGGGCAAACCTTTCTTTGAGAACTCAGGCTTGGCAATGTTAAAGCCCCACAGACCATCTACCAGATCATAATTTGCTTTACCTTCTTCAACTTGCGAAGACAATGCGAATTTAATTTTTCGAGGTGGCTTACTGGTTTTTGTGATACCTACTTGGGAGAAGGACTTGTTAACCATCACTTCATCTAGCAAACGATCCTTAGCTTCCTCATCCACAAAGACTGTTGCGCTGAATTCTTTGTCCACGCTTTGATATTTGAGCTTTGGTTCATGTACTGCTGCATAGAACACTACAGCATTTTTAATGTATACGTTAGCCGTCTCTAGAGTGCCAGATTTAGGCAAGTCACGTACAATCACTTCAGTTTTGTTAGTCATTTATTTCTCTCTATTAGTCGTGTATTTTATATGTTCACATTGTTGTGAGATATATGTTGCAACATCCTATCACTAGGAATTCTTCTTAGTGCCATTGTTCAAAAGATTCTACTTCGGCATCATCACCAGTAATCTCTTTAAACTTAGCAATCAATCCATCAAAATCTTTATAACTAAAGGGATGAGTCTCAAACCCTACGTAGTATCCTTGAGCTGAATAGTAACTAACAGCTTGAACTTGCAGAGGACAGCTAACCTCTTGCATAGCGTATTCAAAATCACCGTCATATTTATCATCAAGATCACCATCTTGAAGGATACCCTTCTTTACAAGATATGCTTCAGCATCATCTGCATAAACACCAACATAAGTCATCGAACTAACATCTACGCCCATAATACTCTCCTTAATTAATGTTTCGTTGGCTCAGTTTTCTTCTTCCCAACAGAAATATCTACAATCTCTGCCTGCTGTTCTTCCCCTGGAATCTCCCCAAGTCCACCAAAGATATCCATCAGAGAATCTTTCAGTTGTTTACTTTGCAGGTTACGCCAAGAGATATAATCTTGGAAGTCACTGAATTCATATTCAACTGTGGAGGATAATCCTTGTGACTGAGATGTTTCAGTGATCTTGATTGAGCCCATGATTCAGCGTACTACCTTAGTCTGTACACATTGCACAATCTGGAAAGTATTACCAGAGTTATAACTTTCAAACTCCCGTTTAATTTCACGGGCATGTTCTCGTGTAGTGGTTGCTTCAAGAGTCAGACCAGTTGCTTTCTCGATTACTGCGTAGGTATATTTGCTCATTTTGTTTCTCCTCAGTGGTTATTGACATAAAATTTAATTGCTTCAAGAATGAATTCAGCATTCTCTTTACTACTTTCATCCAGTGGTACAAAAAATAGCTGACCACCTGTATCGCCAACACTCACAGTTTCAAATGTGAACAATTCAGGATTGATTTCTTTAACCCATGATTCATGATCTGTCTGTGGGATAGCTTCATACTTCCCAACTCGTGGCGCGATAGAAGCTCCCGACATTCGTTCTGCTGACCAATTCATAATTCCTCTCCTTCATTCAGCTTGATATTTAATTTACACGTATATTATCGCATGATAAGAGTGTTGTGTAAAGCTTTTATTTTAGTGAATTTCAGAATATCTGTAACCTACCTGTGTGTCACAGCCAAGGTTTCGTCTTACCTTAAATGTCACGTTCACCTTATCAATAGCATCTGTAATGATTTGTGCAAACTCATCTTGAAATTTATCTGTGTCTTTTACACACAAAATGCACTCATCGTGAAATGAGCCTGTCAAGGTTTTCTTGCCATATCGCTTTTCAGTCTCTGTCAGAATGTTATCAACCCACACATCAAAGAAATAGGAGCCTGTGCCCTGTGCTAATGTTGAAAACCTGTCAGCCTCAGAACGTAGAGCATAACACATACCGTTGATAGGGTTGATCAACCACTTACGTCCACGACTATCCTTAATCACAACTTGCTCATCTGCAATAGCTTTTACAGACCAATTCAGTTTCCAGTAAGCCTCATGCAGAGTTTTACCTTTTTTAAGGTCTACACCTGCTGCCTGTGCAATCTTAGCTGGTCCAGCATTATATACAGATGCATAGTTTGTTGTTTTACCATCCTTACGACCTTTCTTAACGTGGGCCGGATGATGACCTTTAGGGTCTGCTTTGAAAGCTTCAAACTCTTTTTGAGTAACCATCCCCGCAGTGAGGGCCATCAAAATGTGAGCGTCATAATCTGGTGCCTGCATTGTAGCAACATACTCAGGGTCATGTGGAAGCATGAACATGTGTTTTACACGATCTTCCACGCCTTTGAGGTCAGAACCCAATAAAACCTTACCTTTACCTGCCACTAAACCTCCACGAATCAGTTCACCATGTGGCTTGTCCACTCCAGGCAAATTTACAATTTCACGATGCATCACCCTTAAGGTATTAGTAAAGCCCCCAATACGCGCTTGCAGCCACTTACCGTCTTTAAGGTCACGGATAAATCCCTTGATAACCCCTAAGCGGTGTTTAGCTACGTTATACTCTGCATACTTACGAATGGCAGGTACTTCTTCAGCCAATTCAAGTACAGACTCACATAGTTCTTTACCGTCATCCCCACCAACACTAATCTGAGGAATAGCCCGCTCTTCAGGTTTACCGTTCTTCCATTCAGTCCATTTACTATTATGGCTGCCTTCCTTCGGCTTTCTGTCAATCCATGCATTAAAGGCTTCTTCATCTTTCTCATAACGGAACGAAGTTGGAACCCAACCATGCGAATAAAGTAGAGCTTTCACTTGGGCTGGTGATGATGCCTTTGGTTCCTCATAACCGTTTAATACCTTGAAAACTCCCTTAACTTCTGTGCTTTCAACCTTAAGAGTGCCGTACTCATCCACCTCTTTAGCATTGTATACATCCATAAGGGCGTTCCACTTAATTCCATAAGAATTTAAGGTGGTATCCTTCTTATACATCTTCTTTGGAGCTTCTTTCTTTACATACTGAGGAACCTTTGGCATTACAGCCTCAAGCGCTACAGTTGTCTCATTCACAATAGATTCCAGTTTCTTTTCAGATTCCAGAAGCAGTTCTGTATCAACTTCCCAACGTGTTTTCTCTTGAAGACGTGCACAGTCCATCTTGAACATCAGGAATGTCAGAAGACGGTTAATATGTTCTTCTACAGACAAACCTTTTAACTCATCAATAGCCAGCACTTCATCATCAGAGATACGTTTGCCACCAACAGCCCCTGCATCAATTTCTGTCTTGGCTGTTGTGTAAAGTTCAATCATCCGTCGCTTAAGATCCTTCCACAAAGCTTGGTTAATCTTGACATCCTCGATTACCCGATTTTGGTACACTTCATAAGGTTGCTCAGACCAATCGTCTACAGGAGGTTTTTCAATTCCATAATCTTCGTGGAATGTCCCAAGACCGTGGGCTTTACGTTCTGGATTGAGATACCAACTCAAAGCCAATGTATCAATCAACATAAGCTTTGACAAATCTACACCAAACAGTTTTTCCATCAAAGATACGTCAAATGAGATACCGTTGTGCATAACAATTGGTGTTTCGTTGTCAATGTGCCACTGAAAGAATTTAACAATCCTCTGTGATTCATCAGAACCTCGGAAAGTAAGAATATCTTTCATATCCATTTGAAAGCCAAGAACATGTAGCTTGGTAGCCTTATCAAGAAGGTTATCACTTTCCAAGTCAGCTACTGTTGCTTTCTTCCAATTGTAAATATTTTTCAAACCATATCTCCTTAAAGTGAATCTCCTTCCCATTCATACTGAAGGAGCAAACCTGTACTTTGTTGATACTGAGTCTTAAACTTGTCTTCGCCGCCAAACATTCGATTCTTAATACAACTAATAAAGCTGTTTGCCTTAAGATCGCCAAGGGCATGCTTGTTACGTTGAAAACCCATTAGCAACGGGAATGCACGCATAATACCACGACTACCTGTGAATTGTGAAGCAAATACTTCACCACCATTTTCGTGGTCCCGTGTGTCCTTTCCTTTTGGTGGGTTCAAGTGACTGTATACACCAATGTGAATATCAAGCTCTGCTGCAAGGTTGGCAATCTCAGACGACCATTTGTTGATGAACTCGTTAGCTTCTGCACTTGACAAGTGATCGACAAGACGTGTCATGTTGTCGATCTCAACAAAGCGTACACCATACTCCATAGCATTATATCGAATAGCTTTTACAATCTCTTCAATATCAAAGCGGTTCTGTGCAGCTTGTCCATCGCTCTCCCAAAGAAATAGCTTGCCTTCAAGGCTATAGGCTGTCTCTAGATATTGTTCTCGGTTTTCTTGATGAATGCTTGGTACATGATAAGGTACACCATCAATCTTACCAGCAATATTGTACAAGGTTGAACGGTTAGGTTCCTCCAACAACACAGAAAACACTTTCTCTTTGTGTTCAATAATGTTGTGTGCAGACTTCATATGTGATAACAGAGTTTTACCTAGGCCAACACCAGCACCAGTACACGTAGCTTCACCCATTCGCTGAGTGCAGTTCATATCTGTCAGTGCTTGCCAAGGATAGGCAAAACCTGGAGTAGGTGGTGTGTCATCACGGGACAGTACAGTACTTACCCCAACAACGCCCTCTGAAGTTGGCTTAGCACTTTTCCAAATACAGAAGTCTGCAAACAAATCCCCATCACCCTTCAACAAAGCTTCGTTAGCATCCTTAGCGTTTGTTGGGTATGTAGCAACTTTAATGTCTGGAATAATCTTCTGTACATCTTTTACAGCCTTTTTGCCAGCCTCATCGTTATCAAATACCAAAACTATTTCAGTAAAGAATTTGTCAATCTCTTTACGCATACGGCCAAGGGTAGTTACAGCACTGCCTACACCATGTGGCAAACTTGTTACCGCAAACTTGTTATACTGGTTATTACGTTTCTTGGCATGCGCTTCTAGCATCATCTCAAGGGCTCGTGAGTCAAACTCTCCCTCTGTAATATACAATCTTGGCTTTGGTCCATTAGCAGATTTCTTTGCAATCTCCCAGTTAAAAAGATCAGCACCTTTAATATCACCATGTGACCACATAGCTTTCTTATCAAGCATGATAGATTTATAGCCAAGAAGTTTTCCCTCAAGTGTGTAAGGGAAATTCAAGGTAAAAGGTGTTTTACCGTCATACTCACTGTACGCAAGTTTTACACCAGCTTTAGCAAAGTAAGTTGGATCAATACCTCGGTGTACAAAAGTAGGAGATTTTAGGTTACGAATCTCTTGTACTTCTTCGTAAATTTCGTCTTCTGACTTACGTACTGGTGGCTTAGGTTTAGCTCCGTTGTAAGGGTCTAGGACATAAGCTTCCAATCCTTTTGAAGCACAACTGAAACAGTAACCAGTGAATAGGTTCTTCCCGTCATCATAGAATACTTGCAAACCTTTATCAGATGTGCAGTGTGGTACATCATGTTTAATTCGTTCTACGCAGCTCAAATCATCTCTCCCATAATCTCTAATCCCACCTTAATTCAAATGCTTTCAAGAATAGCTAATGCTTCCTTAACACGCTCACGTACATTCTCAAGAGTGTCTTCTGCATCTTGCCCTTCCTCAATAGCCCTGTCTAATTCCTCTTGACTATACATACCCTCCATAATCTTACTGACAAACTCAGTCAAATCCATATTCCCACAAAACAGAATACCAGAATTAGAGAAACTTAGCAACTCATCTTTGGAATAAATGTTTAGGTTAATTTGTGAGATGTCAATCATTTTCTTCATACCAACTCATAGCCTGTTCAAACAATTTCTCTGCATCATAGAATATAGACCCAGCTTCGTCAACACTGTCAATCGAATTGTAATAACTGTCACCATCATGATTGTAATCCCAACCAAGCTGATAGTTGCATACTTCACCAGTCTTGAAAGCGATATGAGCATTAAAATAACTCACATAGCTGTGACAATCAAAGTGTGGTTGATCCCACATTGTACCATCTCGATTGAATCGTGCAAATGCTGGATGTTTAGGATAGATGTATAGGTAGACACACCACTTGTTCTCACCAACATAGCCAATGTGTTTAGTCACAGACACTAGAAAGTTCTTACCCTCTTTCTTCCACTCTTGCTTTGGTTTCCATCCTTCTAGATTTGCCATCACATCTCTCCTCATCAATTAATTTCAATACGATAAAATAATACTCGTAAAATTCTGTGCAGTCAAGGCATTTTGATTTCAAGACCGTTGTCTGTCAGGTAGTACATTGTAGGCTCATCGTCCTCTTCATAAAGTTCATAGCCAATGAATTGTTTATCTGAATTCTTCTCAGCATATGGAGCAACCCAGTCAAAGAAAGATTCAATTTCACCCTCGTAATTTTTAAGATCACTCCGGTTCAACAGAAACCATTGCTTTGTAATATCATCATACCAGAATTTACCCACACATCGGCATATGATAGAATGAGCTGCAACGTAGCATAAAGTACCAGCGACCTTTTGTGAATAATTCATGATCCGGTAATGTTTCAGGGGCTTCTTTCTCACCCATCATTGCAGCAATTGTGTCAATTACGCTTTGTGGAGTCTCTGGTTTAAAGCTAATTTTTACATAGATTTCTGTGTACATGCCCATATTGTCTCTCCCACCTATTGATTAACGTAGACCAAGATTACACCCCATCCTCAGACCTGTCAAGCTTCTTATGCAAAATAATTTCTCTAAATTTCCTCTTGACTCCTGTGGATTTGTTGGATAGGATGAGGGCTGTTGGATAAATTGATGAGGAGAAAGGCCATGAACATTACAACCGAGCAAGCTAAAGAAATTCTAGAGCTTTTGTCATACGTAGCTGATGAGGTTTGGGGTAAAACTCGCAAAGAGCTAGAACTACGTACAGCTAAGATTGAACATGTAATTAAAGAAGGCTTGGAGGATGAGAAATGACACCAACATTTGATTCGGAACACTATAACGAAGACTTGACACCAAAGAAGTGTTATGAATGTGGTTGTACGACTTTCCACAAGAAAGTGATAGACACCCTAGACGGACACGTTATGGCTTTCAAGCTTTCGTGCTTGGACTGTGGTATTTTGCTACAATATTGGGATACAGGACATTACGATCCAGAAATGGCTTGGTTGTCTAATGGTAGTAAGGAGTTTGGTAGATGAAAAAGAAATTCAAAATCATTGACGCGGGCTCTGGCGAGAAATTCAAGCTTAAAGATGGGCAAATGCTTGTCATGAATAATCAAGGAGTGTTCTTCTTGGTTGGTAATTTTAGAGATTATGACACTTATGTGCATAGGCTGTCTGATGTGTGTCCTAAGTATGAGGTGATTTGGAATGAATAATCTTAAAGCATACACGGTGCATCACTTAGTTGGTAAAGGTTCGTGGCAACGTGAGGACACATCTGTTATCATTGCTTCGTCCAAATATGAAGCCAGCACCTTTGTAGAGGGAACTGTACTGAATGTTTATGATGGCAGAAGCTTACGTAAAGGCGAGTGCCTAAGTCATTCCAGTTGGAGCCTAGATGGATGGGCTAACAAGAAGACTCCACAAGTGAGTGAAGAGTGGAGACAATATTTGATTCGTAGGCATTTTGATGATGGGATTGAGGATTAAATTGATGATGAGATTTTTATGAAACTTAGTGCTTGGGTTATGCAAGATCACTGTTCTCTGCGGTATGTGTTGGGCACAGACAAGGAAGCTATTGGTAATCGAGTAGCTTTTATTGAGAAGACTCCACGTGTACGTGTTGCTGAGTTTAATGGTAATTGGGCAGAGGATCAGAATAATTGGTTACAAGGTCCAAAAGGCTGTGCTCCAGAATACGGGCAGTATCAACCTAGCAGAGATTGGTGTGATATGCAATTGATTGAAATGGGCTACATTTTGACGGAAGAAGAATAAATGAACGTTAAAGAACTTAAAGAGTTTCTAGAAAATTTGCCAGATGATGCTGAATGTTTGGCTTATGAAAGTCATTGCACCTATACAGGTAAAATTTACTATGAGGAATTGAGTGTTGGTTATGACAAAGAACACAAGGAGGTTAAATTTTCATGATTGAAGCAATCGTAGAAGTATGGTGTTCACCTCTTCGCCAAGAAGATTATTCTGTAAAGATCATCCCGCTTTGTGCTGGAGATTTGTTCAACGTAGAGGATGACATTAGAGACTATATAAATTGGGATTTCTACCTGAATACTTTTGGTGTGGATTATCTTGAGGTTAAAGGATTGTGGAAGGTTGTCTTTAAGATTTCTGTAAGCTATTCAACTTACTACACCTATGATGGCCCTGATGATGACGTAGATATTGGGCAAGAAGTTTTGTTCAAAGGTCAGTGTCAAGAGTGGTCTGAAATGAAATACATTTGGCTTGAGTTGAACGGTAAGATTGATGAGTATTTCAAGAAGCCTTGGAAGAAACACTTAGGCTTATATCAAGATAATTTGTTAGTTAGTGATTGACAATCTCGGAAGAGTAGTGTCCGAAAAAATTCCGAAAAGTTTTCTGCAGGCCACGATTTACAAGGGCTGTAGAGATTTGCCCTTAGGACTAGGTACTATCTAAATAACACAGAAAAAGAGAAGAAAATATGGCAACTAAAATTGAAGTTTTAGATAAGATTATGGGCAGCGGTAAGACTACAGCGATCTTAAAATGGTGTGAACAAAACCCCACTACTGCGTTCCTGTATGTGACACCTTTGTTAAGTGAAAGTGAGAAACGTGTAGTTGATGCTTGTGTAGAAGCTAAGTTCATTGCACCTAATACAGAAGAATTTGAAACTAAAGGGGAACATCTTTTAGATTTGTTACAATCTGGTGTTAACATCTCTATTACTCATGCTCTTTACTCTAGTTTAAAAGAAACACATTTACAGTGGATCACACTAAATAAATATACTATCATTCTTGATGAAGAAGTTAGTTTTATTGAACCATTTACAAGCAGCTATAAAAAACAAGATTTTGATTATCTCCGTTCTTTGAAACAAATTGAAGTTGCAGAAGATGGTAAACTTCTATGGTTGAATGATGATATTGATAATGGTGCTAAGTACTCTAAACTTGCTAATATGTGCCGCCTAGGCATGATTTATCAAGCTAAGCGCAGTGAGAATATGTTTGTAACCCAACTGCCTATGGGATTGATTCATTCTGCTAATCGTGTAATCTTGTTAACTTATTTGTTTAAGGGAAGCATTCTTTCTTCTTTCTTGCAACTAAAAGGAATTCATGTTGTTGATTTTAAAGATGTGGAAGTAAAAGAGGTTTCTAAGAAGTCTTTAATTCCTTTGATTGAGTATGTAGGAGAAAAGCAAGTTAAAGACTGGGCTGGTGAATCTCTATCTTCTTCATGGTATTCTAAGAAGAACCAGAAAGATTTAACACAACTTAGTAACTCAATTAGATATATTGGAGATGCAAATAAGGCTAAAAGTACAGACTTAGTTTGGTGTGTACCATCTACACTTGTTAACCCTACAAAGAAGGGAGCTAACAAAATTAGTCCTAAAGGTTATAGTGCAGGTACTGGTGAGATTGATGAAGATGGGATTGCTCACGGTTGTTTCCTAGCCTGTACAGCTCGTGCTACTAACGCCTATCGTGATCGTTCTGTATTGGTGCATGCTTATAACCGTTTTCCTCATGTCTCTGTTTCTTCATTCCTACAAGATTATGGTGTGGATGTTGACAACAATCAATTTGCATTGTCTGAGCTAGTCCAGTTTGTGTGGCGATCACAGATTCGTGATGGAAAACCAATTAAGATTTGCATTTTGTCAAAAAGGATGCGATCATTGTTTCAGAACTGGTTAGCTCAAGAGGACTAAGAAATGAACACCCAACAACTAAAACAATTTGATGAATCCTATCAATGGTGGGCTGACTTTCTAGCTGCTCGGCGGGAGGCTATACATGCTATGCATCGTCTAGGTAAATCGTTTGAGGATATTCAATCCACTTTAGGTTTTACCTATCCAGATCACGCTAAGGCTATTTGGACTGGTACACGTTCTATTTATGAGGAAAAATAAATGAAAGTTTGGATAGTGACATACGAAGTGAATGCTTATGACCAAGAAGGTGAATACTTCCAGTGTGGTTTTGTAAATAAACCGACCTACGAACAAGCTTTAAACTTGCTTGATGGTCTTGGTGTGATTAATAAAAACTATTCTGGCTATGCCGGGGATTACATTGAGAAATGTGTTAATAAATTCCTAGATGGTGGTGGACGTATTAGTACAGAGCATTGTTGGTACAATCTGAGAGAAGAGGATTTTAAATAGTGCACAACCTAACAACAAACCATATTATCGTCAGAAGGAGAGGTACTGATGAAAGTAGAAAAATTCACAGATGAAGTTGTAAAGATAGGGGATGCTTTTCTAGCTTTATCTACGATCCATTCTATTAGCCCCGTGTACTTGAATGGTATACGTGGATATGGATCTGTTTGGTATTCATTTGATGTACAAAGTGCATTAGGTGGTAGTATAGGTACAAAAATAGGTGGTGAAGCGATTGAGTATTGGGAGCTGCCATCAGAGACTTTTAGACAGATTGATCAAGAAGAGCATGAGATGTTTATTAATAAGAAGATTGAACTACTTGTTGTCAGAGATGAGTTAGTACAGTTATGGTGTGAGTATTTGGAGAATAATAAATGAAAATGAAACAAGTCTCACAAAAAGACTGTGAACACATTATGAATTTATGTGGAGCTTACAAGTATGGTAATCAATATTATCGAAATGTCAGCGACTGGAGATTAGATACTCTTGTAGGAGAATATAAACAAGGTCAGTGGGAAGTTCCAAACTACCTCTACGAAGCCTACATTAGGCCGGGTTATGCAGTAAAAAGTACCCCAGAAACCTTGCAAAGCTATTCTCTATGGGATAGACTGTGTTGGTCAATTAAACGTATTTGGGAGGTATGAAATGCTGGTATATAAAAACATTACCCTTGTAAAATCATCTGATGGTGATTGGGAAGGGTTGTATCTTGATAACCAACTGTACACAGAAAATCACAGCCTACGTCTAGAAGATGTGTTTGAAATTATTAATGATCACCACATCTCAGAAGCTGTGTCATTTGAGATTGATTGTGATTGGTTAGTTGAGGACCAGGGCGGACTCTTACCAAATTTTCTTAGTGATATTCCTGAAGGTGCAAGGGTGTAATGTCTCTATCAAAATGTGACGGCACATCCTGCCCTGTAAAACACAAATGTCAACGCTTCCTACAAACCCCTCTTGTGAAATATCAGAGTTATTTATGCATGATTATAGCTTGTAAGGATATGGACGAAGATGGGTGTAAATTCTTTATAGAGAGTGAGGAGAAAGAGAATGAATTGGTATAATGAGATTTGTGCTAATGGACTTACTGAGAAACCCCCTAAAGATATACCTAAACCTAAATGGGCAACACACTCATTTAAAAGAATGGGAAGGATTCTTTATGGCAACCTTTACGGTGAAAGTTTGATTTGGGTTAATGAAGAAAGAACCTTGTATTATACAAATGAAGATATAGACCAAGGGTCTTTGTTAAAATTCTAAGAAAATGCCTTGACACACCTCTAAAAACCACCTAAGCTATCCCTACACACAGAATATTGAGGAGAGATGTTATGAAGAGTCAATTTAACCTACGTCTGAATGAGAGATGTGAATCTCACTCTTGCTCAGAAGGTGATCATGCTAACCGCTGCCCCAAAGATGGTAAGTTATATGCTGTGTGGGGAATTGGTATTGAGTACAATGATCGGCACGAGTATTATCTTTGCGAAGAGGGTGTCAGTATTGATGTAAATCATGGGTTTACAGTTCAGGAGATTACAGAATGAAGCAACCAAAGAAATCAGCCACTGTATCGGTGAAAGCATCCCAACAACAAATCCTAGACGCACAGAAATGGCTACAGTTTGTAGCCCATTGCCAAATCAAGTGGGAATGTCTCTCACCAGATTGGCAAGAGTTCTATTACAATATGGGTGATACGGGCTCTTCTAGTGAACTGTTGAATGAGTCTATTAGTAAAGCTATTGAAGGAGATAAAGAATGAGTAAAATTAAGCTGTTATACTTCAAACCAAGTGGTAAGTGGGGTTATGAAGGTGAACTTGAATGGGTTGATCATAGTTCTATGTTTTCGCTAAGGGAGCATGTAAGAAATCTAACTGCTACTAATAATCTTCCAGGCTTATCTTCTGGTTCTTGGGAAGGGCCAATTTACATTGATGCATCTGAACACCCTCTAGGGTTTCCGCAATTAATTATTTAAGGTCAATTAAACATGAACATCCTACAATTACGTGACACACTCCGCCAAGCAGAACAAGCTTACACTAAAGCTAAAACTAGCTTGGACGGGAGTATTGAATTAATCCAAGCAAAGTCAGCTTTGAAAGATGCAAGGTTTAATTATGCAGAGGCTTGCCAAGATCTTGTTGAGGAAATGATAATGATGGGAGAATTGAAATGAATCCTAAATATTCACAAGGTGAATCTATTATTTTGCAAAGTCTCTCTTCACCAGAAAGTAATGGTGAGTATACAATTCGTCAGGTAGTAAAACAGGGTGAAATGTATAAGTGTAGACATGCTGGCTGGGATGTTATAAACGTTGAAGGATTGGGATATATTCTTGAGGAAATTGTAACACTTTCAGAAGCTGACGACGACACACCGATTGAAGGCATGTGGGCAGAATCAGCCTTACGTAAACGTCATGAACCTTCCCAAATGTCTTTCCAATCCCTTATCCAAAGTATCAATAGTCCAGTGAAACAAGAGAGTTAGCCATGAAACTCCTAAAAGATATAACAACAATATTCATTATTCTATTCACATCTATCATAGCCTTTGGAGCAATTATTGTTCTCTTCAAGGCGATCTTTGGTTCAATGGCTAATTTATTTGGGTGTATTGTCCAGCCCTTGCCAAGAATGGGTAGAGTCTGTAAAAGTACCTAAGCTTGAAAATATCTGAATAATCTTACCAGAAACCTCTTGACGGCTTGAGAGGTTTCGATTAAGATTATGCTTGTATCCGAGCACACATAAGAAGTAAGACAAACAGATATTGGAGAGATAACATGAAATACCCAATTGCAAATATCCCTTATGCTGGTGATGCTGGTTATCGAGTAGTGGGCTTCAAGATTCAAGAAGGTGATGAGGCTTATGGTCTTTATGGCCTATCAGAACCTGCAACATGGTTCAATAAATTTATCAAACAAGGCATCAAAAATCATGACGGACAAAAGCTTTTGGTTGAGCATATACTGAATACAGACAAGGGTATCTCTGACACAACACGTCAAATTCTTGAGGGGTTTTTGAAATGAAATATTCAATTGAACAAAAGCGTCAACTACTCGATTCCTTCGCTGGTAAATATTACAGCATTGATTGGGTAAAATCTAACGGTGAGTCCCGTCAAGCAACAGTTCAACACATGCAACACAAGATGTTTGTAGGTGGTCACGCAACCAAGGCTAATGTCAGCACTGTTGCACACAAAATCGAGATGTATACGGCAGTGGATGTGGTTAAACAGGGCTGGATTAATGTGAATTTAAACACACTGAAACGTGTAAAGTGTGGTAATTTAGAAGTGGAATTTGAGTAAAATTACTTATGCCGGTTGCCTACAGAGGCCGTCGGTCGTGATTTCTGATTATTTGGAGTTGGGTCATGAATGAAGTGAAGCGGTATGACGAATATGAGTGCGGCGTGCGTGAATGTGCAGAATATGGCGAGTACGTTAAATCAGAAGACTTCGACCGGGTAACCGCCGAGCGTGACGCGGCGCTGGGGCGCGAGGATGCGTTGACCTTTGCATGTAACTCGTGCGCCCTAGAGGTAACCCAAATCAAAGAAAGCATGGCCTATCGCGGAAGCCTGCTATGCCGAGTTCAAGCTGAGCGTGACGCCCTGCAACAGCACCTGACCGCTGCGGATGAGCGGGCGGATGTGCTGGAGGGGTTGTTGCGTGAGGTTCAGAAGTCCGCGCGCAAGCAAGACTGGGCAAGTGGCTATCCGACACTGTTCGCAAGTGTTGATGCCGCACTCAAGCCAGCAGAGGCCAAGCTGTGCAAGACCTGCAACGGTACGGGCATTGTGAGTGAAGGCGCCATGTACTGCTCTTCTGGCGGAATCCCTTTTGAGTGCGGCCCCATTGAGTGCGTGAAGGACTGCCCGGAGTGCACAAAACCATGGCCCAACTCCCCGCCTACTGCCAGTGCCTACTGGCAGTAGGCACAACTGATTTGCTGAGGTGATTTATGAATAAGCCGGTCTGGTATTACGAGAGGGGGGCGCTTCGCGTCCTAATCGGAAATCTTGAGGTTATATGCCCCGATATAGGTCTGCCTCTAGTCAGGATGGTCGCCCTGACTATCCAGCACTGCAAGGAGTCGAAACTGTTATGACCACCAACCAAACGATTGACGGCGTGCCGCGTGAGGCATTCAAGTGGGCGTTAGAGCAGCTTGAGGAAGACGGGAACAAAGGCTGCGGCTACTTCGACAGTCTGCGCGCCCTGCTGGATTCGCCTGCCGTGCATCCTGATTTGGGCTCTAGTCCAGCCAACCACATGGCATGGCTACTGGACAAGGTAGTTAACCCTGGCGAATACCCGGTCCATGTTCTGCATGAGCAGATACGCTCAACATTGGAAGTTCTCGGTAAGCCAGCCGCCCAGCCCCAGGGCGAGCCGGTAGAACTGGCGGTGCTGCCAGAAAGAGCTGATCACAAAAGCGACAATGCCCCAACCCGGCATTCTGCGAAGATGAAGATTTCGCACATGGCTGGAACGCCTGCCTCGACGAAGTAAAGAGGCTGAATACCAAGTAACCGTTGACAACACCTAAATCTATGCTAATATCTACACAAAGGAGAAGGAAATAAGTCTTTCTCTGTTTGTTGATAATATAGGTTTAGGAGGTTTTTGTGTCACTTAAAATGTGTAAGTGCAAATCATGTGGGGTGCAGATTGGCGTTAAGTCTGGGTTGTCTGGTGGTGGGCATTGTGTTGCCTTGTTGCTTACATTGTTCACTGGGTTGCTATTTGCTCCAGTGTATTTGTTGATGATTCTGGTTAGTGGCAACACTCGTTGTTCACAATGTGGCAGTGTTGCTAAAGCTATTTAAAGGAGAAATATATGGAATGGTTTTTGATTTATCTATTTGTAATGGTTGAACGCGTTGGTTCAATGCTTATGTTTGGTTGGCTGTTTTTCTGGCTAGGCATTGGTTTGATTGTATTTGCTTGTATTGTTTCAGCTTGTTTAACTGAAGGTTGGGATAATAAAACAACGTTTAAAGATCATTGGACAGAGCACGCTTTCATTAAGTTACTCAAACGAAGCGCTAAGATTCTTATTCCCTTTGGTTTTCTCATTGGAACAATTGGTTTTCTCATGCCAAGCCAGAAGGACGCAGCTATCATTGTAGGCAGTGGAGTCACTTACAATGTTTTGACAAGTGAAACAGGTAAACGCCTTGGCGGGAAGGCTGTTGAATTGCTGGAGCAGAAGATTGACAATGCTTTGAATGATAAACCTATAGAGCCAGAAAAACCTAAGACCAAGGGTCAATCACTATAAATAATCTGAAATTTCTTTCAAAGGCCCTTGACGGGCCTTTTCTTTTGCCTTAGAATTGACCTAACGAAACAGATAAAGCCTTTGAGGTGTATCATGAGAAATTACATTGTAGCAAGCTGGAACGACGCTGATCAATATGACTACTCTGGTCAGATGGTCGGTAATCGCCAGTCTAAATCTCAGAAGGTACACTTCAATCCTGATGGATCAGCTTGTACAGCCTCTTATGCTGATCCTACAGATAAAGTAGCCCGCAAAACATCTATCCCACTTCGTCAACGTATCCTCCCACAAGAAGTGCGTTTGAACACTCTTGACACTCAAATAGAAGAACTCAATCAAGAGTATAATTCTAATAGAATGTCTTATGGTGAATATGTACAACTCAAGACAATCCTTGACAAAAAGAGAGCAAGGGCTTGGGAGTTGTATGTAAAAGCTGGTGGGGTTGTCCAAGAATCAATTGAAGAGGATGAATTATCGATAGAATCAGCCTATGAAATCAACGATAGTTATTCAGCTAACTCCGTGTGTGGGGTAGGGATTATCGACGATTTGAGTGATGAAAATTGCCTGAAAGTATTTTTACAAAAGGCTTGCACGATAGCTAAAAGTTTAGTAAAGTTGTCTCAACGGGCAAAAGCCTATTACCAAGAATTAAAAGAGGTGTAAGATGATTACTGTAAATGAAAAACAAGCAAACGTAGAAGAGTTTGAAGTTGGTACAGTTATTTACGATTCAAAAGCGGGAAAAGATCCTAAAGATTGTCTTATTCTGATTGTAGAGGGTTACGACACAATCAACGAAGGTTGCTTTGCTGGTATTTACTTGAAAAGTCTTCGATACAGCGATGGACTAAGTAAAACCCACGCCGACTGGAAACTTTTTACTGGTAGTATCACAATTCAAAACGATTAGGTGATATCATGAACATCCTCCCAAATGACATTGTATACGTCTTAAATAAATCCTCTACAGCTATTGTATTGTGTACGTATGGGCGTGACATCAAGTCGTCATCACCTTACAGTAAGCATAACAAGACACAAGCTTGCCTTAAGAGTCCAATTGAAGGTAAGCGTTATTGGAGCATTAACGATTTGAATAAGGTGGTGTGAGATGGACAAATACCAAGCTTTGTTTGTACGAGCAATTAAAAGTAAATCTCCCGATTTTCGTGTTAAACGTCTTTACTCTAGGTTTTATTGTTCACAGGTAGCTGAAATCCACATCTGTCGAGTAGTAAGTAAAATCGTAGAACATAACAACTTAATGTCTACTAAAGATTGGATTGATGGACTTAACCCCATTAATGGTTGGATGTACGGTATTGATGAGAATACAAGCTACTACGAACGCTGCAACAAGTTAATGTATAGCTTTATTCGATTAACCGAAATCAGCAAGTTTGATAAATTTCCTCTACCAGCATTCTGGAGAAACAAATGACAAACACACAAGCATTCACTAAAGCTTTCTCCTTGCTTGAGAAGGGGATTAAGGCTAAGCTGTATAAATCTAATGGAATGTGGGTTTGTGAGGAAGTGAAATGAATAAGTATGATGACAGTGTAATAAGCCAAGCTTACTTAAATGGCTATCAAGACTTTGAGAATCATGGTTATGATGTACCTTGTCCATATCACCCTGAGACAAAAGAATCAAGTTATTGGACTATCGGTTTTAACGATGCTGTTAAAGACCATTCTGAATATAAGAGTAGCTACTAATGAAACATATCCAACAACACAATGAACAAACATCTTTCCAGAAATTCGTTAAGACATCTAAGCGAGAAGTCTTTGAGGGATTGTATCCTAAAGAAGATAACCCTAAGAAAAGTTATAGTAAGCAACGATCATTTAAACGAGATATGTGGAGTGTTGAGTGATGGAAAGTTTTGAGGTTCTTAAATTTCATGTCGCCAAGTTTAATTACTCGCTTGATGACTACGAACAAATGTCTAATTCCATGAACTTAACAGCTTGCAGACTCTTTATTAAAAATTGTCGAGAGAAGTACCCCAACGCAGAATATGTTATTATTGCTGTCCTTGACGAGTGATTAAATATGAACCCTTTTAATGTTGGTGCAAAGGTATTGTGTGTCCAAGGTACTGCTGATCTTAAGTCTGGAGATTATTACACTGTTAAGGTTATCTATGAAAGTGTCTATAATTATACATATGAACTAGAAGAACTTCCAGATATGTATTGGAGTCATTTACGTTTCGTAGAGGTTGATTAGACATGAAATTCATTGAAAACAATACATACACTCTACAAACTGACTATTACAACAGTGTTAAAGTAGTGTGTACTTATATTGAGGATAATACTGTTTGGTTAGTTCAACACTCATCATTCAGTTTTGTAGGTAATCTGTCAGAGTATAAGCTTGATAGGAAGACTGATAAGCTGTATAAATGGGACTGTAAGTTTCCGGGTTGGGAAGCTATTGAGAACACGTTGTCTGAAGAGACAGTGGAGGATGTGTGGTCTAAAGAATGGGCAATAGCTCTGACTATTATTCTGGGGTTGGTCAGGATTGAATATGAATAATTGGATTGATGTAAACCATAAGCTACCATTTACACCTAAAGATCTAGAAGAATCAAAAACATTAGGGATGAACTGGTATAGCAGTGATCCTGTTCTTTGTGTAGTAGATTCTCCGTTTACACCTAAGCTTGTAATAGCTATCTTACAGTTTGATGGTTATGCAAAGAAGTGGGGAGATATAGACAGAGACGAATATCGAGGAACAGCGAAGGTCACTCACTGGCAACCGCTGCCAGGGCTACCAAACAAGTCAAAATAAACCCTTGACGGGATACTAACAACCCTGTAAACTCAATCCTAACAGAACGACATTCTCTAGGAACACAGCCATGAAGCAATTAAGAACACCAATGTTTACAATGCTTGATGGATCAGAGGTTGTTTTGTTACAGCCCTATTGGAATGCTTATACACATAAGCTGTTCTTGGTGCTTGGTGACCATGGGATGTATTGTCCTGTGGTTTTTGATTAAGGTGAATGTTATGTCTACTTGGCAAACAAGCATAGTGAAAGCCAGAGCCTATGCCAAAGAGTTGGGTGTATCTCACATTAAAGACAGAAGTCACATATCATTAATAAATGCGATTAATGATTGCTTGAATGATGAAGTAGATGTAGAATCAATTAAACGCAATATGCTTGATGTTGATTACACACAAAACCTTATGTCAAACATCCTCAATGAAGTTAGCCTTCAGACAGGAATTTCTGTAGATAACCTAAAAGGATAATTAAATATGAAAGGTGAAGATCTTAAAAAGCTTCTGTGTTATGTTTATAACAATGGTTACCAGGCAGGACATTACGATACTGTTGAAGGGGGCTACACAGATGTTATGTTTGTTGACTTTACAGATTATTACGAAAAGGAAACTCAAGAGTTATTGGCTGAATTCCTTAGTGCTTACGTTTATTGCAAAGTTACATAATTAAGGAATATTATATGCATTCTGGATTAGATAATATAAGTCTGCAAAAACAAACAGCAGAACTGTTATATAAGCAAATAACCATCATTGACCCAGAATGCATTCTGGTAGGAGGTGCCCCAAGAGATTGGTACTTTAACCAAGAAGCCACCGATCTAGATTTTTTCTTTGTTCCTAGTGCAGAAATTTCTATCCAGTATTTAATGTCACTATTAGGAATATCCTTAGTTAGTCGTAGAGGAACAACAGCACACCATCTCTGTGAGAAAATGCCAGGACCACTAAAGATATGGGAAGCTGTGTTTAACAGTATTAAGATACAGTTGGTTGAAATATCTTCCAAAGAGATTATGAGTGTTGCTGTTGATGAACTTCATTTATCAATATCTAAGATTGTCTGGTTGCCCTCAGATAACTTCAAAATCCATAAAGATTTTAGTAAGACACTTGAAACAAGTATTATCTATGGTAAGAGTGGCTATGATTTAAATAGCCCATACGCACAGAAAATACTAGCTAAATATAGCCCTTTAGGGTATTCTCTAGACTTATAAACTCTAAATTGAAAAGGTGTAAAATGAATAGAGATAATTTTGAAGTTATGCGCTATCTGGTTGTTGAGTACGTGGGTGACTCCATGGTTCAGATTAGCCCGTCTTTGAGTTTGGAAAATGCACGTAATTTTATCAAAAATAGTCGTGAATGCGAACCAAAGGTAGAGTTTTACATTATCGCAGTTCTTGAGGAATAACCTATGTACTCCCTAAAAGACATTGTACGAATCAATGATATCCTTTCTGAATATCATGGTGTTAAATGTGTTGTTGTGAAGAAAGGAAGAGAAAAACTCTTCTAAAGACAAAGAGTAGCATACATGAACGCAAACATCGGCAAACTGAACAGCGGTAAATGCTATGTCTACCTGAACGGTTACAAAGATGAACCCTTCTATGGTACTGAACAAGAATGTGAACAAGCAATTATTGAGTATGGTGTTGCTGATCCAATCCCTGTCTTTTGTGATGGTGTAGACCTAACTACCAGCAAAACAGGTACAAAGCAAGCTCAAGCTGAAAAGATCAATACACCTACAAAAGCTGTCTATAAGATTGTAGAGACTTTCCGATACACCTTGACAAGTAAAGAGTGGTATGGTGGCGATCAGTATGGTGTAATCGAAGCTTACAACAAAACAGAAGCTCGTAAGTTGATTGCGGAAGCTTATCGTCAGGATACACCGCGTAATGCTAAAGCTTGTGGGTTTGTTCCTTGGAGTCAAGTTAAAATTATATGGGAAGAGGAGTAATTTTACAGAATCTCTTCTTGACACATTGAGGAGACTCCAATAATATTGTTATATAGACAAAGCAAAAGAGAACAATAACCATGAAGCAATTAAGAACCCCAATGTTTACAATGCTTGATGGCTCAGTAGTTGTTCTGTTCCAACCCTATTGGAATGCTTATACACATAAGCTGTTCTTAGTGTTAGGCGATTATAGGATGTATTGTCCAGTGGTTTTTGATTAACTAGGAGAGACAAAATGAAAGTATCAATGTCAGCAGGCGGTACAGTTAAGTGGTTTGCAGTGACTGTAGCCTCTAGTGAAGGTGAAACCACACATCTTCCAGGTTCTAAGTTCAACCAACTTATTGAGCACCCTGATTGGGATTCTGATAACATTGAGCTTAAGATTAGTCTAAACGGTGTTGAATTTGAAAATCTTGACGATATCTTTGAACGTTTAGACAAACACATTGAAAAAGAAGCTCAGCAAATGAGTGAAGATAATACATTGATTTTGGCTAAACTTCATGCTATTCAGGATATAATCAATAAATCCTCTATTGAAGAGTTTGAGTAATAATCCAATGAAAGTAGTAGACCTCCATTCAGCAGAGAAACCCTTGATGACTCTAAAGCAAATAAATGATGCTATTGAAGGCTTTAAAGTGTTTGCACAATTGAATCATGGCTATTATACTAGTCTTATTGAGCAAGGGTTTACAGAAGCCCAAGCGTTAGAGATTGTTAAGGCTTATAAATTCTAACTTGAGGTGTGATTATGGCTTGGCAAGAGATTGAAGATAAGATACAGGCTTTAGGTTTTGCTCTTTTTAAAGATTCTAAACCAGATGTTGGTAAGACTTTTGAAGGTGTACGCATGTGGCAACCAAAGGGTTTTGGTGGGGTTATCTTGAGGACTGAATATCTATCAGTAGATGCTCTACGTGATTCTGAATTTAATTACACTGACCTTACTAATAAAGACAAAGGTTTAGCTTCTTCTGAATGGGTTGGTTGGAAATATAAGGAATAAGCCCATGTACTCCCTAAAAGACATTGTACGAATCAATGACATCCTTTCTGAATATCATAGTGTTAAATGTGTTGTTGTGAAGAAAGGGAAGAAGTATTATGATGTAGAGACATTGAACACAAAGACTAGAATTCGAGTGGTGCAAGAACAGATTATTGGGATGGTCCGTACTAACGTACTTGGGAGTGTTAACAAATGAGGTATAAGTATGAATACGCCTGTCTTCAAAGCCATCTAGGGGATAATGGCACTTGGTTCGATGCTTGGAGTTTTATTGAAACGTCTGATCCATTAAAGGCTGTTTTATTGGCACAAGAAAAGACTTACAATAAAACACTACTTGGTAAAGTCAAGAAAATTGAACTTTATTCAACACCAATTCTGGAGAACAATCATGACACACAATAGAGAAGACGTTACAGATTATGGGATCTTGTTTATCATTGGCTTTATTGCTTTGTGTGTGCTGTTGTAAGCATAAACAATATCTATAAGGAAATACAAGATGATAGCTTTAGTGTGCTTTACAGTCTTTATGACAAGGGATGCTAAAAGTCCTAAATTGCTAGACGTTTATGGTGTTACCAGTTACGAGAAGCTGAAATAAATCAAAATAAACAGTTGACACACAAAGCCATTAATGTAGAATAGACACATAGGAAGCAGAAAGCTTCTACAGAGGGAGATTAAAACCATGATTTACTTCTACCACATTCGACTTGGTAATGCAACCTTAAACAAAATGGATTCCCAAGGTAATGATCTTGATAAAAAGCCTAAACTGATTGGTAAATTCAAGAGTGAAGAGGAAGCCAAAAAAGCTTGTCTTGAGCACTTCAATAAATCTGTCACATTAGCTCAGCGTGTTGGTCGCGAAATTCCTACAATGGTGTTTAATTGAATTTTTAAAGGTGGGTGTCTAATGAGTGTTTGGAGTAGCCTAGAGGGGACATTAGTTATTCACCCTCGTGAAAGCTTTTCAATAAAGAAATATACACATGCTATGTTTGATGAGCATAGCCTGTCAATTGTAGACAGAGTGGTATCAAAAGATAATGAGATTTTCTATAAGATCGAGCTTTCAGTTTGCCTAGATGGTGATGAGGCTTATAGGATGCTTTCTTATTGGCTTTCCGGTATCCCCGGACGTGCCGATGTTGAAATTATTGTTAGGAAGTTAAAATGAAAATTGACAATTTAATCTTGATGGATTATAAAATTCTTAAGTGTCCTTGTTGTGATGGTGTTGCTAAACTGATAGAAAATAAATGTGATTATCATGTCGGTCCAACGTATTACTATGTAGAGTGCTCAGAATGTTGGTTGGCTACTCACACAAATCAAGACTCATCTGAATCTATAGAAAATTGGAACAGGCGGGTAAAATAGTTTAAGTAAATTCTTGACAAAACTTTCTGATAAATTTATACTGAAAGATTGTCTTTTATCTCAGGCACACTGCTTAACATTTACTTTCATTAATTTGAATCTAGCTGTTGTCAGTGTGCTTTTATTTGTGTAAAATAAACTCATTGAAACGAACAACACACAGGAAGAAAGAACATGACTACTAACATATTGAACGATCAATTCAAAATTATCCGCCGAGAAGGTAAGATCCTAGAACGCTTTGACTGGGAGAATGACAAAGGATCTAACAGTGGATTCTATGTTGAATGGCAAGGTTATGAGTATAGAGCCACTATGAGGAATGGTGAAGTGGTTAGTCTCAGGAAGCTTTGGGAAGTATAATCTAAGCAGGCTGCATAATGCCCATCAAATGATGGGCATAAGTGTATCAACAAGATTAATAGATTGGGAAATAAATCATCTTCTGGTTAATAGTATAATTTCCTATGGAAGCCTTATAGAATCTAGTCAAAATGACTACAGGGAGTAAACTGATTAGTGTACTTTTAGGTGATGTGAGAGTGGGTGAAGATATGTGTTATGGCTAAGCTCACACACTTTTCCCTCCAATCTTCACCCACAAACTGCCCCAACACAATCATTTAGTGCACTAAACATTAGCTTCTTTACACTCTAGCTACAAATAATCCTGTACAACACACTGAAAGTGTGAACTCTGAACACGATAGGTTTTCTCTACTTGTAGCCAAAGGTCTGATAGAAATCTTTGTTAGGGAATGTTGGAAATAAATGGAGACAGGCGTACTGAAAGTGTTATACTAACCACACAGAACGAAACACTACTTACAGGAAGAATGATCATGGCTAACATGAAGACAGTAAACCAGTACATCAAGACTAACTTCCCACAATGGGATATCAAAGCTTATCGTGGTGACTGCTACGTCTACTTTGAGTTTGGTGCTCATGAGATTGATATCCTATATGTACACCCTGTCAGCACAGACACCAACACACTGACTGACCTTGTGTTGGAACAGATTCAAGACTACTTAATCTCTAATGATATGGTTGTCTAAGATAGGCTAGTATCAGACCATCTGAGCAACGTTAGCTGTCTACCCATACACGCTGTTAGCTTGACCAATAGAGCCCCTTAAGTGGGGCTTTTCTGTGCCTGTTGTTTATCTAATCTTATTACCATTGACATATACTCCATCTTATGAGTTAGCCTATAAACTACATTACGCATAATAGCCATTATGTTAAATGGCTGATCTAGATAGTGTTTAGATGGTGTTGTCAAGTGCATTATTTGATGAGGGTGTGGGCTAGACCATTGGTCAGAGTATTGTCAGATATTTTGATATTATAGTTGACATATTAGGGTGGGTATCTTAGAGTGTTAAACCCCTCAGATACCGAGACAGTATTATTTGAAACTAGCTTTTAGCCTACACCCCTCACAAATAAAGGCTTTCACATATTTCCAGACATAAAAATAGACACCTACTAATACAAGCTAAGTGTCTTTCTAGAGGGTTGGGGAATTATTATACCCAGAACTCACTCTTATATTATATATGTCTATTTGCTCTGTCACAGAATACGTGGCTTACAGACACTTTAGGGGATTTTCAAAATCCCTTTAGCTCATTTCTATATCCTCCCCATATTCGTAACTGAGACCAATAGCCACAGCCCATGCACTGTATCTACCTTTCCAGTAAAGCTTTGGGTGTACTTTAATCAAAGACTTCCATGCGCCGCCTAAGTCAAACCTGTCATGGAGCAATTTGACAAGTCCTTTTTCTTCAAGGGATTTAAATACTCTACCTGCATGTTTCTTACTCTTAAGCTTTAGTGCATCTTTGAAGGATTCTTGGTCCACCACAGAGTAGTTCCAAACAATAACATTCTCACACAGATATTTGAACAGCTTAGTTTCAGTTAGAGTGCAGTCTTCATTCCACAAGAAGTCCAGAAGGAATCCATCATCACCTTTACGATGTCTAGTCTTATCCGAACACAGCTTGTGTAACTCAGGTAAATCTTTAGCTGTATCCGGATGATTCTTTGGGATTGAATACCCTTGCGTATAAAAGTCTCTAAACGTTGTATTATTGTTCCACTCATAATCCCATATTTCTATGTATTCATCTAGGGTAACTTTCTTATATATTTCACCTGTGTGTTTATCAGTTACGAATAGAAAATCCCCATCTCTGATATAGAGTATGGGGTAATTTGGTATATCGTCTGTTATAAATTCTATCTTGTATCTGGTCACTCATAGTCCTCTTCACTGTACATCATTGATATTTTAATCTCCCAGTCAAGTATAGTTTCTTTAGAAGGGTAGCGGTTGTACATATCCATGAAATCATCAATCCACTGTTGCATTAATTCTTGTGGTCCGCTCATTCAGACCACTCCACAGTAGTGAATAAGAACCCATCTTCAATGTAAAGAGACTGTTCATCTTCATATGCAATAGCATCTTCAACTTTATCAAAGCTTGCCAAAACATCCCAACGTTCATCATCGTAATCTTTTCGATAGCAGTGTGTCACCACATATCTAATGTCCATCATTCTTCTCTCCTAGAAAACCTAACATTATATTTCATACCAAAAGATTCTACTTGTAGAACAGTATTCCCAACCATGAACATAGTGTAGGCAATAGGCATCTTGAGGATGTTCTTTCTCAATGTCAATTCACTTAACTTGTCTCATGCTCATATCTACCCCCCCATAAAGCCTTTCTTTCTAAATATTTAGAAAAGTCTTTCTCAACAAAAACCTTATACCAATTACCGGAACAATAACCTTCAGTAAACGCATCATTATTTTTTAACCAAAACTCAACCCCTTCAAGATCATTAAAATATAGAATGTTTTCATAGTTATCACCACTACCACTAAGTAGAAGTATAGTTTTATTCATATTTATACTCCTCTTCTTCATTTTCTATGCCTAAGGCATCAAGTAGTTCTGGCACATCACTTAGGAAATTAAAATCCCAGTAATTACCCTCTGCCCAACATTTACCGTTGATCCAAATTTCTAACATTTCACAAGATTCATCATTTTTGAACACCACTTTATTCTTTTTAGCACTCATCACTTAACTCCTATGTTTTCAATCATATTCCACACTTTTTCGTAAATAGGCCAATCAGACTCTACTACAACACATTCTCTTTGTTCAATACTTCTACTTTCTATGTAGCTATCAATATAATCATACTCGTCATCAGATAGATCAGATAATTTTAATACGATGTAACGTTCTTCTCTCTTAAAATTCATAGTCTTTCCTCAACAATAAGCCGAACACTTGTTATTTTATAGGTCACATACTTTTTGTAACGTCAAATAACCTAAACTTTTCAATTACTCGGTACTCCATATTTTCATGGTACCTTTCAATTAGGACTTTGACACATTCAATTTTCCAATCTCGGTAGATGGTAAAAGCTTCTTCTGGCGTTTCACAAGCTTTCGCTCTAACCTTATCCGTCAATTTGTAATTAATCCTAGGAATATATTTATTACAATGTTCGTATATTCCTAGAAAATTCATTCCACGTTGCTTTGTATTTACATTTAGAAAAGTGTTGATATCTTTGTGGACAAAGCAACAAGTACTGGGCGAATAAGATTTAATATCTAATGAAAGAATGTCTTTGTCTAGGTGGTAATCTTTTTCTTTGAACCCTTTCTGCCACTGACACCATTCAGCAAATTCCTGAAAATTGTGCCATTGTTCATCTACTGAACATCCAATGTAGGTTGGGAATTTTCCCTGGTATGCTGCTGAATAACACCTTTCCAGCATACCAGTCCACAGCCTATATTCTTTAGTATGTTTTTGATTATCGGATACTTTGTGTGGGCCTGCGCCTACAAAACCAACACCATACACAGATGGATTGAACAAATCCTTAACTGAACCTGTTTTTATATTACCGTTTGAGGCAATACATTCATAACCTGTCTCAATAAAACGAATATAAGACCTTTTACCCTTTTCTTTCGAAATTATTACAAATTCCTGACCTGCATTATTATAAGGCATATGGTGTACACCTCCGACATCCACACGATAAACCCATAGGCTTCATACGGTCTTCTGGAGATAGATTCTCCATGCTCTCCCACAGACACTTAGTTTCACGAGTAATATCATACTTAGGTTGTTCTTGACTCAACCACCCAAATCTTTTATACCGTGCAATACTTTCTTCCGTCTCTTTGCGAAGTTGTTTTAGTTCATCTTCTACGTTCTGCATACGATCTTCTAGTGTAATGTTCATTTCAATTCCTTCGGTAATCCATCATAAACCTCTTTAAAGTGTCCGCGTATCACCATCCTACGTAGAGCACTATACATATAATCACATTCACCCTGTTTGTCACCTGTAAAGGGCTTACCACTTATCCAATCTGTGTTTGTAGGCCATCCTACCATTTTCTTAACACGTTTGCCATCAGTTTCAAGTAACCCCCAACCATTAGGCAATTCATATGGTGTAATTAGTCCGCTGGGTGTAAGAAAAAACCTCCAATCGCCTAGTCCTATACTTGGATCAAGCCTAAACTTCTTTCTACGATCTACAAGGAAATCACTTCTAGATGTTTTACACTCGATCAGACACGACACCCTGTTACGAAAACCTAAACAGTCTGGTTGTTCTCCAGACGTAGTAGATGCTTTGAATTTATCATGGAAGACAACACCAAATCCATTTTTAAATAAGAATTTTTCTGCAATTAGGCAAAGCTCTGAGTGTGTGATAGTCATTCTTCATCCTTTAAGTCTTCCACGTAAGCTTTCAGAACCCTTTGCTGCTGTTCTGGTGTCAAGTATTTAGGTAAAAGTTCTACACGTAACTCTTCTCGTAGTTTCTTAAGTTCTTTGTCAACATTAGACATGCGATCTTCAATTGATTGTTTCATTTTTCACTAAGCTCCTTTAAAGCATGTTGGTATCTACCAAACATAATATCAAAAGTATCTTCAACAATCAAGTTGTTCGGTTTAGGTTCTCCACGAAGGCACATTTTCCCACTCCCATGCTCATTCTCCTCATAGCATTTATGTTTAGGTCTTTTACCACATGTGCATAAGTAGGCATGTCCATTATCCATTGATTATCTTCTCCATCCAACAAAAGAGTTGATAAATCAGGTAGCAAGTTAAGCCTAAAGGCCAAATTAAGGAACCAAAAGTTATGAAAAATAAATCCTCTTTATTAACATAACCCCAATCCTTCTTACCTTTCTTTACGAGAAACAGAAAAGAGCCTAGACAAGACACCAGATATAAGATAATTGCTAATGTAATCATTTATTCCTCCAATAATTCTCACACTCAGATTGATAACAACCTTTTGATTTAAAGAATAGCCAATTGTGCTTCATCCCACTACCACATAGCGGACATGGATCACCATTGCAGCCTACACGCATTAGTGGTGGCTTAGGCGGTGCAGATGGAGCTTTAGGTCTAATAATACCCTCTGGCATGGGTGTAACTGCTTTAGCTGTCATTTTATAACACTCCTTTTGTCAATACAAATTTCTTGCTCACCTCGTGCATGGTATAAAACACCACCTTTCTTTTCACAATCCGTATGTTCCTTCTCTACTTGTCTAATATTCCAAGGCAACCAAATACAAAATAAGATTATAGCGCAAATAATAGCAAATGTTTTCATAAATCCGTCCTATTTAAATTTCTTTCCACGATTATAACTAGCCTTCTTCCACTTGTACAGTAATCTTTCCTCTTCTTTCTGATAATCGTCAGCATATTTTAAATATTGACTTGCTAGAAGGGTCGTATCTGGAGATTCTGGGTTAAGGGAGGCTGCTAGCTTTCTGTAGTAGGCTGGAACACTTGGTTGTGGTAGGTCTCTTTTACCGCTCAATGTCCAAAACCTCCAACACCCAACATGGATTAATTAATCCTCGTGTTTCTTTCATAACAAGGCTCATAGCTTCTTCTTTGGATGTGTATGTTTGAGACTGTAGGTACTTACCAATCCAATCTTTCCAGTTCTGTGCATACTCTTTATCATGCAAAGCGGTAGTAGGCTTTTCAAGATCCATATCAACTCACCTTGTAAATCAAGTAACCCTTCTCGATAGCCTCAGCAAGCTTTACAAGCTGCATATTTCGCTGTGGAAGGTATGTGTAATACTCACCATCTTTCTTAACGATACTAAATACAGCATTCTCAACATCTGCAAAGCGAATAGATGAGATTGATTTCAATACAACTCCATCTTGTGCTGTGTAGAACGATGTTACTCCGTTAATTGTACGTACTTTGATGTGATTACTCATTTGTATAACTCCATTAGTCGATCACGCTCTCTTTGTTTAGTTAATTGTGCAAATTTGTTTTGCTGATTAAGTTGACGATCTTTACGGTACTCAATAAGTTCAACATATCTCTCACAGCGTTTTTTATAGTAAGGTAAGATGTTATTTTCTAGGTATTCAACTTCAGCATCAGTCATCCAAGATGGAGTTGACTTCAAAATATATCCCAAGCATACATAAAGCCCATGGTCCCCAAACTTAGGTTTGAATAGAAGCGATGAATAATCCTTTACAGCGGTATGTTGTATATGAACACCAAACTCAAAAGTCTCTCCTGAAACAACATCATAAAACTCTGATTGTACCAGACTTTGGTTTGGTCTGTTAACATTAACATAAATACTTTCAAAATTATGTTCTTCTGAAAATATAAACCTCTTTGGATCTTCTTTCCAAGCTTTCAAGATTGCGTATACTGGTTCAGAGATATTAGGAAGTTTCACAACTAAATGCTCTGGGTGGTACTCTTCTGATGATCTATCACCAAACAAACTCTCTTTAATCCATTTAAACATAATAAATCCCCTTCTCTCGTCGTTCAGTGTCAGCATCTATAACACCCTTCCAATAAGCATTGGTGAACATCATCCAGCTTGTTTGGGTATTCAAGTCTTGGAAATATTTATCCAGTGTAGGGTGTAGCTTCACATTCATCAATGTGGTATCCATTCCCCAAGACTGCGCAAGAGATACGAATGTCTGGAATTGATCTTCGTGTGATTTAACCATTATGGCTTGTCCTGCATCTTGTACACTGAAAGAATTGTAAGAGGAACACTGACAGGAAAGAACAAAGCTGCAATAAAGCTACCTTTTAGACTAAATTTATGCTTGGCTGCATAGCAACACAAAGCATCATTGTGAATTGTTAACAGAACACCTACAACATAGATTATAAATAACATATTCCTCTCCTAAAACAATCGGTAAAATTCATATAACAAACATAGCTTATCATATGAACCTATGCAATGCAACCCCTTTACTAATAAAACGTCTCCAGCATGCTAAAACACCGCATAACTATTCACTTTTCTGCGAGAATTCAAGTACAAGCCCCACCATAGCTACAGCAGTCCATGTACAATTAGCATTTACAAGCTGATTTAGGTTACTAAAACCCGTTGACTCAATAAATGCCTCCATGTCTACTCCAGTCTTCTTGCAAGCTCGACGGATGTACTTTGTAGCTGATGCTGGAATGTACCAATGTGGCATAGTTAGCTTGTACTTTGAGGCAATTTCACGCCAATATGGTTCATCTGCATAATCTGTTTTGAGGTTAGCTTTAGCATATTCTTGAGCTTCCAGTCGTTTCTGTTTAGCTTGCTCTCGTTGTTCTTCAGTCATCGGAACTAGATGTGTCATTTTGTCTCCTTACGCATTCTTTTGCAGACCTTAGACGATTTTAGCCGAAGATCTGCACTATATTTCACTTATATGGTGATACCGCTGTTCATAGAACATTTCTTAACCAAATAACTATGAATATCTTTAATGGTTTCTTCTGTAAAGCTATACCCTTCCTTAGATTTCTCAATCACAAGCTCTCGTGTAACATCCCAAGCTTTAGATTGACATTCCTTGAACACAGCATCATGCCAATTGTTATACATTGTACCACTTCCCACAATAACGTTCTGCTTTGGTGGGCTAATTGTACAGCCTGTTATCACAACAGTCAATGATATTGTCAGGATAAGCTTTACAGAAGAAATATTCATTTTGGTTTGTCCTTGAGGGGCTTCCTCAGTGAGACTTTATGGAAACATATATTCAAATTCCTGAATTATAATTTTCTTACGTTTTACAAATTGATCAAAGATAGTGTCTTCTAGTTTTGGTGTACCCCAATCAAATTCATCTGGAACATTCAAAACAGAAATGATTTTATCTAAATCTGAAATCAAGACTTTCTCCTCTCCGTCTAATTCAATAAGATTATCAGCATTCACAAACACAATCTCATCTGCCCATGTGATAAGGGCTTCACTGATAGGGATGAGTGCAAAATCCTTACAGCTACCACACGCACGAGTGTTTAGACCAAGGCGTTTATGGATTACATTGGCAGCAGTAGGTGAACGAAGAAGTCCCGCACTACAAACACACAGAATCTTCTTGGTGGTCCCTTGGAACTGGTTTCCAACGTTTACTAGCTGGTTTCTGTTAGCCTTGATCATTTTCTTTCTCCTTTATTGATTCAATGTACTCTAATACATCTTGAGTCTGTTGTACGGCATAGGAAATAAGTTCATTTGGCTCAACACCACAAGCTTTAGATATGCGCTTGCAACGACGATCACATTTATCAAGATCACGTTTAAGGAATTCAAGTTCTTTTACCAACTTATCTTTAGTCATTAATCACCTTTATTTTCTTACGTTCATATTTTTTAGCTTTCCATTCTTTACAAACGTAATCACTAGAACATCTTAACTCTTTAGCTTCACAGAGGCCATCTTCAGGCCACTTAAACCAGAATTTACAACCGCCACAAGATTTATTCACTGAAGATCCTCCTAATTAATTTATAAATCCATAATAACAAAAAGAGCAACCAATCACAAGGACTGGCTGCTCTATAAATATCTATCAACTCTTATCTTGAAATAGGGTCTCGCTATTTTCCTCATAGTACTCTCTGATCATCTGATTAATATCTCTGTCAGACCAGTTCGTTCCTACAATAATCTTGACTGCATTTGTAGGGCTTCCAGATTGCCAATCAAACATGTCAACCCAGCACCAATTGCCATTTGGGAATAAGAATACTCTGTCCATAAATACTCCTCACAGATATTTAGAGTAAAGCATGTATTCATAAGCCTTGTCTACAAAGTTTACAAGATTACTTGTAGTGCGAATATGTCCAGTTTTCTTGTTTAGTTGGATATTGACAATGTTTACAATCTTAGCAGCTTTAGCTTTACGGATTTTGTAGTGGGTGAAGTCAAAGGGAGCTTTGAAGTCTTTACCATGCCAATCTGTGTAAGCACCATTGTGCAGAAGACAAGCAGTGTGCACAGAAATACTCTTACGAGCTTTGTTCTCGTAGTCGTAGCTTACGAAATGTGGTGAACCGAACAGACGCCCTTCGTATTCATAATTAAGTCCACGCATGAATTCTATCAAAGATTTGAACTGAAGCTTATATGTGTCAATGATTTCTTCTGGTAGAAGGATATTTTCTGTAGCTGTCATTTAGTTTCTCCTTTAAATTTTAATTACTTCAACATTATTCGCACGAAGGTAGTCAAGACCCTCTGTGCTACGATATTCGTTACGATAGTAAACTTTGGTGATCCCTGCGTCAATAATATCAATTGAACAAAACTTGCAACATCCATGCGTGCAGAATAGCACGCTTCCAATAGAACTTTCATTGCTTTTTACTAAGGCAAGTAGCGCATTCTTTTCACTGTGACGTGTCTCAGGTTTAGTATTACCACTCTCATCCTCAAGAGGACCACTAAGGAAAGCTGGCAGAGCATTATACCCTGTAGCAATAATGTTGTTATTCTTTACAATAACACTACCAACCTTAAGCCTTTGTGCAGAAGAGGTTTCAGCAACAGCTTCTGCAATCCTCATATACATAAGCTGATGTTTTAGTTTCATTAAATCTCCCCTTCCAAATAAACCCTTGCTGCAAATGTCACAAATCTTCTAGGTCCATCTTTGTAATCATACACCACCCCATCTTTAACACAAAGTGCATGACCCCTGACTAGGATGTAATATCTCCCTTTATTATGCTTCTCACAGAAGGCTTTAAGATTTATCCTCTCAGTAGTACCATATGGACCAACCTTAATCTTAGCTTTCTTGCAACTGTCTAAAGCCTTTTCAATATCTTTAAGCAGCATACCTCTACGGTTTATTCTACCATGTTTCTTCAACCAAGCATGCGCAGCTTCATAAGAACAATCGAAAGTATTAACCCAAGCTTTCACGGTACAGTCATTATGCTCTTTAAGAGATTTACTTTTACTTATAAGTTCCTCCGAGTATTTTATATGTTCCATTAAGTCTCTCCTAATTTGGTGCCTTTTGACCTTTTCGACAAGAAGTTCCCGTAGCTGATAGGCCGCCAGACTCAAGCTTCGACTTGCTTACAATATTCTTAGATGTCTTCACAACATACCTACCAACACCAAATAGCTCATCACACTTATCTTGCGCTAACTTCCTATCACTTGTCTTATAGAAATAATAGTCTTGCATAGCACTCATTGAAAAGAAACTTCCAGGCTCAACGAAGTCATATGACGTGTAGTCGGTGAATGAGACGATAACCACTTCGATATCTTTAGGTTTCTTTTCAGTCACTCTACTTCCCTCTTGCTAACTGAAATAAATGCAAAACCTTCTGTTAAATAACAATCTGAATCTTTAAACTCCTCAGCTTTTTCTTCTGTATTAAATACACCTAGGATATCTGTACCACCTGAATCAAAACCTTGCACAATCCATACATAACTCATTGCCAATCCCCTTGAGCGTATTCCAAGTCTACTTCTTGATTCCAGAAAGGATCTACATCAAAATTGTGCTCATGTATACACAAAAAATCTTCGTAGTCATCACCAAGCTCATAAACCAAATCATTCAAATTCATTTTAGTCTCCTTTGTGTTAATCTGTCGCTATTGTAAGCCGACAGATTGTTTAAGTCAACAACTATTTTACAATTACTTCGTCAGCATCGTCTACTTTGACTGGTTTTGGTTTAGATTTCCGGGCTAACTTCTTAGCAGCTTCGTCTTTTTGTTTGTCGTATGCAATTAGAGCTTTTGTCACAGCTTGTTCAACGATTTCATCAATTGTAGGCATGTCGTCAAAGCTTTCTTCTTCCTCAAGAGCAGCTAGGCGTTGATTCTGGGGGCAGTCAGATGATCCGCAATCACAAGGTTGTGACTTTTGGTACTCATAGAAGTTTTCCATTCGCCGCTCAAGTTCTTTAGCGCCAAACCAGAACTCCTTGCCTTCATTACAGAGTTCTAACTCACGATCATCCAGTAGGCCACTATAGGTTGAGATAATTTCCTCTTCCATTTGTTTCAAACCAAACTCAGTCTGACTCTTGATATCAGGATTTTTACCAATTGCACCCCACCATGCGCAATGTGCCATAAACTGAATGTGTGGTGCCCAACCATGCTGTTTACAAGCCAAAAAGATACCTGTTGCAGCGCTCATGCAGTCATACTCAATGAAACCTACAACATTCGCTTCTGATTCTTGAACTGCGTTTACGATCATCCGTTCCGATGCAACAGATCCACCTCTTGAATTTATACGGATCAAAATTTCGTCTTGTGAACCTGAGCTACGAAGGATATTGCACAAGTCTACATAGTTTTCTGGTTCGGTAATTGGACCTGTCAAATAGTAAGTATGCTGTGAGCCTCGAACCTCTGTTGTAAAGATGTTCTTAGGTGAGAACATTGGGATAAAACTTTCTTCACTCATATTATTTATTCTCCCGTTCTTTAGCTTTAACCATGGCTTTACAAAGGCCCGACCTAACAATATCGTTACTGTCTGCTTTGATCACTTTAATATGTTTGGTGAGTTCAGGGTTATTTTCAACAAACCCCTCTAGCCAATCAATTGCATTCAATCCACGAATATCGCTCTGGTTGGGGTCTCCGATGACTATGAGTTTTGAGCCAGTCTCCATTCGAGTAAGTAGTGTGTAAAGCTCATCTGGATGCAAGCTTTGTCCTTCATCGATAATCATCACCCCTTCAACACTACGACCACGGCTATATTCCGGGGCCAGAAGCTCAATTGAACCATTTGCAAGGCAGTTCTCGTAGTAACTTTTACCGTAACGCTTCCACAGCACCTCCAGAAGAGGCATTAAGTACGGTTCAAACTTTTGCTGAAGTGTAGAAGGAAGCATACCAAGGCTACGACCCATAGGAATTACAGCCCGAGTTAATGTAATCTTGTCATAAACACCTTTCTTCAACCAATCAGCAGCTTCACTCATGGTCAGATAGCTTTTACCTACGCCTGCGGGAGCTGAGAAGACAACAACATCAAACTCCTTAAGCGCGTTTAAGAACAACTTCTGTACATCTGTCTTTGCAGTTACTGGAACAGCAAGATAACTTTCATCTTGAAACTTACTCTTAATAACACGACCAACTTCTGATTTCTTTTCCCAGCGTTGTTGTACAGTTTGTTCCAAGCTGCGCTTAGCCATAATTTAATTCCTTACAGTGATTTAGTTTCTACGCCGTTTGCATTTTCCAGCCTCAAATTCCAAACTCTTTTCATTAAAGCCTCAGCAACATCTGTACGAAAACACTCCTCCTGTGCGTATTTTGAGATATATTTTTCTAGCTCTCTAGTCCTTGCAAGCTGCCAAACAGCGTGTGCTTCTTTTTCAGTATGAAACTGACCTAAGAATTCTCTTTTACCATTTAACAAATTAACATCAGAACGAAACTTTTTAGATTTTTCTTTCTTGACACGTTTGTCTATTTGTACACCAAAAGCAAGACCATTGTTGTTTCCATTGTTCACAGAAAGACAAGTGTTTAACCATGCTGGCACAAATGCACAAGTGTTAGGTCCATACTGTTTGTTACCCTTCACCAATATATCCTTGTCTAAATGTAGACCTTTCCAGTTCTGTGTTTCCATCCAACCTTTGAAATTGGAAGCATATAGCCAAGACTCGTGAACACTAGAACCTAAATAGTTATTACCAGATTTTCGTGTGTAGTCTGGGTGGGTTCTTGTTAAAACATCTTTCCATCTATTGTAAAATGGACATAGCTTTTGCTTATTTTTGCCATTAACTTGTTCATAAATTCCTACTGGGTAAGGTAAATCATTTACTCCTACACCAGCAACCAATTTATTTGAACTTTTCTTCCCTCCCAAGATACCACCTCACTACGTTAATTAATATTACCAACCACTCCTACCCTACCACAAACACAATCTCACCACTTTCCTCTACACTATCCCACCAACTCTGCCTTTCCTTGTGTTTCTCAGTACACCTCATCTCGGTCTCAATCGTCGCAATAGCCTTCTCAAAAGAGACATCACCTTCCACTAGTATAGCAACAGTTGCAATTATATTCAAGAGATATTCTTTACCACCGCCAACATAATACACTAAACCAGATTCTGATGTGTATACTCCGTTTGATAGGGTTCCTCGTACTGTGTCCATTATTTGTTCTCCTTGATCAACTCAAGAGACTTCTTAGCAGCTTTAAGAGATTCTTCAGCTTTCTTTACAGCTTCAGTAGCAGCAAGCTCTTCTTTGGTTGGGATTTTAACAACATCAAGCTTCACTAATCTGGTTTCCCAGTATACTCCCTCATAACCTTGAAAATATGTTTCACCTATAATATAATATTTACAGATTTTATCTGATGCTATCATTCCTTCATATACACCATTACGACTAGGTAAACGTTCTTCTGTTTGTATCACATTGGTCAGTTGCTTTTGTGGCCTAAACATTTATCTCTCCTTAAAAGTCTTCAACAATCTGCTGATAACTAGCAGCACTCTTCAACACAGATTCTAGCACTTTCCCTTGATAAGTCAAGCCATTGTGAATAATCACTAAGAATTCTTTTTCAAAAGGTACTTGCAAGCAATTACCTGTGTACTTAAGCTTCTTCAAAGGAAGCCCTTCAATATTCCCATACTTTGCATCAAAGGCTATGACACCCGATACGCTGCGGATATTACCTTCGTAGAAATAGAGAAATCCAGAGGTCGTTCTGAAGACAAGTGATGTACGCTCATCGTTGATGATGAGGCTGTCTAGTGTTTCTCGTTTAAGTTCTTTGAAATCTGTCACTCTTGTTCTCCGTGAAGTTCTGCATAATACTCATCTGCAAGAGAACAAACAACCTCTACATGAGTAAGTGGTTTAGTGCAAGCACCACCAGTCACATGTTCAAAGATACGTGGGACATTTTGAATGAGACGATGGAAGTCATGAAGCTCTTTCTTTATTTGGTCAAAGTCAATTATCCCATCCACCTCAACTAAATCTTTCCAAAAGTCTTCATACGTTTGTTCGTAATCTTTAAGCATCTTACTTCTCCTCATGATTTGGTAGGACATTATCTCTATGGTATAAATTATTCGCTTTCAAGACTGAGGATAGCACACGATTCTCTTCTGTCAAAGCTTTCTTTTCCTCTAATGTCTGTTTGACCAAATACTCCAATGCTTTGTGGTAAGGCATATTCAGGATATTTGGGCGCATAAGTAGTTCCTGAATCGTTCCCGAGAGGCGATCTGGATCAAGACCAACAAGGAAGCGTATCTCGTTTTCTTTCATGTGTTTTCCTCGGTAACTCTGGATTTATTCATACTTCCCTGCCATGTACACGAATGCACCCATCAATGAAACTCTGATACTCAGCCTGATCTACTGAAACAAGCTCTGCTTGAGAAACAGCATATTCAACATCACCACGAATATAGTCATTAAACCATTGAGTAAGGTGATGTTCATCATTAATGATTTTATGCTTAAGTTGTTCATGAGTTTGAGGCTCAGCGATGTCATCTTCATCCTGCCACTGAATAGCTGTATCTGCATAATCCTCAGCAATCCGTTCAGGAGACCACCGATAGGTGTGTCCGAAATTAGTCTTAACAATAAATTCTTTCATCAAACCCTCCAGCAGCTATTCATATTGTACGGTGGTACAAGGTAAATTTCAGCAAATGCGTTAGCAGACTCTCTTGTAGAGAACTCGGCTAGCTTCTCACGTTTATAGAATATTGCAAAGCGTTTCTTGCCATAGGGTTTTTCTATTAGCTTTAGTTTGGTCATTTTGATACTTCCAGAAGATCTGTCAACCAAGATAGTTTAGATTCTTCTGTCTCTCCACACAAATCCATCCAAACGTTGACAATTTCTTCTGTTGTCATGTCACAGAAATCTTTTGGTGGGGAAATGATCAGAGTCTTGTCAGTCCAGTTAAGAATTCCACCCTCATAACAGTCTGGCCAATAAAACATCTTACCTTCACTATAATCCGCGATACCGTGGCAGTGATAACCATCCATACTCAGATAAGTAAGTTTAGGATATTTCTGGTTTAGAATAAGGTATGCCATCCACTGTGGTTTGTCTTGATCAGGAAATAATGTTTGTTGTATAAGGTGCGTTGCCAGATTACTCATTTTCTATATCTCCTTCTGTATTTGATATAAGAATCATAGCATAGTGATCGATAGATTGCAAGGGTATTTTTGAGTAATTTATGTGTGGTTAGATTTTATTGGAATAGGTGGTTGACATGGGGATATTTTAGGAGTAGTCTTGTTGGTGTGGATTAAAGCTACTTAATTTGTCCTATAGTATGGGACATTTGAGGTCATATGTATAGGACAAAAGGTCTCTTTATATAGAATGATTGAGATAGAAAGAAAATATAGATTTTAAAAGCTTTATAGGTCTTAACATCCTATACTTGACAAACAGAGAAGCGAAGCGTAAGATTGTAGTATTCAGCAAGCTTTTGATTTGAGAGTGCAGGGCTTTTGTTCTTTTATCATGCTTGGTGCAAGAACGAAGTGATAGAGAAAGAAACGAGTATGGGATCTTTTGTCCTATACTAATGAGATAAATAACGTAGGAGATACAAAATGAGTCTGATTATCCCTCGACCACTGCTTTCTTGGATTGATGAGAATCGTGGCGAGATGAGCCGACAATCCTTTATTCTGAAATGTATGTTCAAACTAAAGGAGATTCAAGACATGAATAAGTAAAAGCAAAGCTTCATAAAAACTATAGATTTACAAGACTAAATAACTAAAGGTGTACAAATGTGAACACAGATGAATTCTACAAGCTACCCAAGAGCCTAGCATTGGCAGATGGGTATATCAGCAAGAAGACAGGAGAAGCTGTAAAGCTGTCCGCAAGCAGTAAGATTATCTATGCTTACATGCTAAGTAAAAATGAGTTCTTTACTGAAACTCTGAAAGGTCAGCACTACGAAGCACAATCTACTATTGCTAAATGTTGTGGTGTGGAATACAAAGCAGCAGGAAAAATCCTAAGATCCTTTCTTGATCATAATATTATGGAAGGTAGAAAGTTGAGACCCGATTCTGGTCAATGGCGATGGTTTTATTACAAGGTGCATTCTGATTTAGTGTTGTGGGAAGGTAGTGTTGCAGACTTCAATATACTTGAGGAAGAAAAGCCTAAGTATTCGGAGAAAGTAGTGCCTAAAGCTACGCAAACAAATAAACCATATCACCATCAACCCATTGATGATTGGGATGATTCACAACTACCTTTTTAGGATAAAATATGAAATTTGTAGAGTATATGAAAATCAGAAATACCAACCCCAAGAAAAAGAATAGTCTTAGTACAGCCGAGGCAAACATTTTGGGAGTTGATATGAGTATCAGAGGCTGGATGACCAAAGATACCAATCTAACAGACGATCAGGTAGAGAGGGCAGTTGACTTCGCACTTAAGTCTAAATTTATGAGGCAAGGTGTTAAAGATAACCTGCGTCCACTGTATATGAAACAACTTGACGGTATGGACTCACAGTGCGTGTATCTCATGGAAAATGAACTAGGTATGTTGAAAATTGGCATTAGTAATAATCCAATAAAACGTGCAAGGTCACTAAGCACAGGCAGTGGATTATCTGTAAATCTGCTTTGTTATTGGCAGATAGCTAATCCGGCAAGAAGTACAGAGGCAAAACTTCATAGACTATTCAATCAATTCAAAGTAAGTGGTGAATGGTTTAAGAGGGATAGTTTCGACAAAGAAGACATTGAATCAAACTTTAATTTTTCTTTTATTAGAAAAGATTTTGATTGATGCTTGACAAATAGCATTTGAGTATGTTTTACTAACAACTTGAACTTAAACAACGGAGTCCACATTATGGGCGAGATTTGCTTTTGCTCACAATGTGGGCGTATTAATAACTATTGTGTATGTGATATCATTGTTGAGTATTTGGAAGATAATGACCCCGACTTCAAATTTGAGTGGGCTCATGAGTCAACGACAGAATTGAAGTCAACATCATTTAGAATTATTTTACCAATCTATGAATAAATACTTGACAAATAACTATTATTCATATAAACTAAAAGAACTGAATCAGAAAAGATTTATGAGAAGTCAGATAGCCTTCCCCTCTTAGACATACGAGCTTTGAGATTCGTGAGGTTATCGAAAGGTCAGAACACCACTGACGGAAGCCACCGGTGTAGATGTATTTATACATACTATCTGGTCTGTCGCTGACACAGCCTCTCACTTAACACATTCAATCTTGACGAAGATTGTCTAATTCCCTTAAAGGGGCTTGAAGAATTCTGACGAGAGTTTAAAGTCTTCCCTTTGTGTGACGGGGAGCAATGAATTATGGGCTGCGCAACAGCCATTAAAAACAAGTAACGGTAAGACCTTTTCAGCAAGTCTCCCTTTGTGGGGTTTGTTACATTGTCCCTGTTGCGACATCCGGCGACTTGACTAAAGAGGTCTTATTTATGAAAATTGAGCTAAAAGAGCCTTATTCTTCTGATTGGAAACTTGGTTATTTGAGAATTTCTAGTTTAGATGGAAGAAAAAGATTAGATTTATTTAATTCAAGTACAGAAAGAACGACTACAGCTTTTGCTAGATATTTAATGTCAGTTAAAATTGGAAGGTATTTGACAGAAGATGAAGAAGCTGATCACATAGATAATGATGCAACAAATGATTCAATAGAAAATCTACAAGTACTTAGTGTAGAGGAACATAAAGCTAAGACTAAAAGATTCGTTGAGGGTCGAATATTTAAAACCTGTGTTTGTAGTTATTGTGGTATAGAATTTGAAAGGGAAGTCAGACAAATTAAGTCTGATAAAACCTTGTGTTCAAGGTCTTGTAATGCAAAATACAACAGGGAGTTTGGGTCTTGGACCGGAAAGCTCAAAAAGCACACCCAAGAAGAAGTAGATAAAATAGTGGAGCTAAGAGCTTCGGGTTTATCAGACTATAAAATATCCGATATAATTGGTATTCATAGGTCTAAAATACAAAGACTTCGTATTGAGCTTGGTATTAAATAGTCTCTGTCCCTCACGAGGTCTTCTAAGCCTTTGACATTAAACTAGAGGATGGATGTCACGGAGTTCGATACTTCCAGAGACTACCAGTTTCACCCACAATCACTAAGATTAACTCTAAAAAGATTGTGGTATTCACGCTGTCATTTTCCTCTCCTAAGACAGCACTTAAGATATTCTCTGTTCCTCCTCTCTCTCCTCGCAGAGAATATCTTCTGGCCTTGGATAGATTATACTAGTACTCTCCTTCTAGTGTAATCTTCGCTAACAGGGCCATTTCTAAATAATCTTGTTGTTCTTTAACGATAATGTCAGTGGTCTGATCAGGATTATTTAGAAATTAATAGTAAGTAATATTTCTCATGTGTTTTAAAACCTAGAGCTAACTAGGAAGTTCGAATACTTATCTCCGCAAGCGGCTTCTGATGACTAAAGTAGGATTAATTACCCGAAAAGGTTGGTAGGAAGCTCTATTCATTAGAATTGAAGACAATAGCCAGAGTTAATCACTGTGCCGTACTGGAGTTGTGAAGCTAATGTAGGTTGGGGACGGTTGATTACCTAAAAGAGATAGAGTTGGAGATGAGCACCAACTAAAACACAGCAGAAATATTATTTATAGGAATATATGACATGGCTAATAAGCAGCCCCATACAGATAAACAAAAAGCAACACGCTTTGATGGTGAAAAAAGTAATAGAAATAACAAAGGCAATTCTTCTACTCGTATCAAGAAAAGTAAGTTGCGTGAACTGGCTGACAAACTTATTGAACGTCAGGATATTGCCTTGCAATTGATTGACAAGAGTTTAAAGAGCGAAGAAGTTAACCCGGACGCTGTAGCAAGTGCTAAGTGGATCATTACTTCAATCAATTCCGTTGTCAAGAGTGCTTCAGCAGAAGAGCTTGGTAGCTTCAATGCTCGCTTGAAAGGTAAGCGGGATGATGAAGAAGCTGAACAAACTCCTACTGAAATCAGTAAAGAATTGAAACCCCGTTTGAGTTTGGTTTATGTTGACCCCGGCGAAGACGATGATTAAGATTTAAAGAACGTCCTACAGAGCGAGTGAATATCGAAACTGGACCTTAGAGGTCGTTCTCTGTAAGAAATAGGTAAATACCTTTGGTTTGTGAGGAGCCACCACTAAAGTACAGAAAGCCCTAGACGTGAGTTTAGGCGAGCTACTGATACATACTTAAATGGGTAACTTTTCACGCTAAGCCCTAGGCTGAAGCCACTTTATGTGGGGGTGGTTTAGAGTTGTTTACCGACCTTATTAATTCCTTGTGTGTGCAGACGTACCCCAGCAATTTCTGCATGTTTGTTGCTGTAGGGTGAGAGCAAGGAAACCTAACTAGATCGCAAGGTCTGGTATCTCAGCTAGTTCCTGAGACCCCGGCATTCTGGCGGATGCCTGTTGTAAGACACTACGGACAGACGTGTAGGGTTGTGAATCCCGTCATGAATCTGAGTAGGGCACTCATACTAATTTCACCTCAGAAAATGCCCACCTATTCCAAGGGTCTATAGTTCAGCCGGTTAGAACAGAGAACTCATAATTCTTTGGTCGTAAGTTCAAATCTTACTGGACCCACCCTACATTATAGTCAATTATATTCTTTGGTATAATTGATTCATTTGAAAGCAGATGAGGCTGTCCCACAAAAAGCCTGTGTTGTCTGTCTACAGGCTATAATCCCTCAGAACAAGAGACCTAAAATAAATATAATATAAGGTGTTAGTTAATGACCACAACAATCCCCGATTTAATCCTCAATGGTGTTGCATACCAAGATGTGTATGCACTTGCTGGCCTCGCACCCGGAACACCCCTTATTATTCAGAATAAATGTTCTGGTCAAGTAACCTTACAAATATCGGCAATAGCACCACCAGCATCAGATAAGGATGGTTATATTCTCTACCCTTATAAAAATGCTTATATTAATGATGCTACGGAGGGCTTGTTTGCATTTGGTAAAGGCCGCATCCATGTTGCAGAGGATGTTTCCTGATGCCTATTACAGAATTTAAGAGTGGTAATTCCCCAAGACTTGGCCCACCTACAAACCTTTTTGATGGTGTAGATCAAGCAGCTTCTGTAGCCTTAAGGGATTCTTACTTCGCTGCCAACCCAGCTAAATTAGCAGTGTATAACAGTAATCCGGCCTATTTAATTCGTATGACATATAATGATTCTGGTAATCCAGTTGTCAAGTATATGTCTAGGGTTGCGGGAACTTGGGTAGACTACACTCCTGTTGTTCAAGGACTTCCCGGAGAAGTTGCTTCACTCCTTGGTGTACAAGTTGGTGAGATACCATTTAAGAAACTTGATGGTACGTTCTCCGGCTCAAACATGCGTGTCCTAGATGATGGTAGTATTCTAGCACCTCCCGGCTTCACTGTTGAAAGTGGGTCTGTCACCTTTGGTCAAGTGCTTACACTCTCTGAGATTAGTGGGTTCCTCGGGATAACTAACCATTTAAATGGTAATCAGTATACCCTGGTAGATTTTAGAACACCTACAGATTCAGCCTCGTCTGTACCTCAAATATTCCATCTTATTGGCCCGGAATCTGAGTTTATTGCTCAGGGAACAGACAGTACAAATATCCCAGACAATCCACTGATCTTTCAGTATACGGTTCAAAATACAGCAAAAACAAATAAGCTTAAGTTTCGTACTTATTCAACGATGACTAATGTACGTATTAGGATTAGGCAGTTAAGTAATGGAGTGGTTGCTAAATACATACCATCCCAACAAGCTTGGGAAGAAGAGTTTGGTGGCGTTAATTGGGTATTAGGAGATAATATTTACGACCTAGGAGACACTCCACTTATCTTTAACGCTGGCACAATCATTGAGATTGAAATCAGAGCAGATATTGTCTCTTTAAAAGGTAATGCAAGTGAGATTCCTTATTTTACTGGAATTTTACAAGCCGGGGAATTTAGACAAGTAATCACTAATGCTGCCTATACTGCATCAGACATCAAGACAAAGCTTGAAACACTTTCTAGCCCTAATAAGCTCGCTAAAACAGCCATTCAAGATGCTGTATTGAGTGTCAACGCAGGTACAGGTGATGTAGTCATTGGCAAATCTGATATTGGTTTAGGTAATGCTGATAATACGTCTGATATTAACAAACCCGTAAGTACAGCCCAGCAGACAGCTATCAACCTGTCTATGTCTAACCATTTGGTTGCTGGTGACCCACACCCTCAGTACACAACTCCTGCTGAAGCATCCGCCGCCGCGCCTGTTCAGACAGTCCAGGGTTTGACAGGTGCTGTTGTCTTAACAACTGCTAATATCACTGAGAGTGGGAATTTATACTATTCAGACAGCAGAGTTACAAACTACCTTGTAACTAACGGCTACGTTACAAAATCTGCAAGCTCTGTTGGCTCTGGAAGTTCTATCTATAAACAAAATAACTTAAATAATCTTGAGTTTAGAAGCCTTATAGGGACAGGTATTGCTTCTGTAACACAGAATGCAAATGACATCACTATCAACGTACCAGCAAATTCTATTACAAGTGTGAATGGTCAAACGGGTGTTGTAGTTCTTAGTACAACAAATATTGCCGAAGGTACAAACCTCTACTATACAGATTCTCGTGTAGGGACTTACCTCACGTCTAATGGATACACTGTTAAGTCAATTAATAATGTAGGCACGGGTAGTAATATATACGCGGGTAATACAGCGGGATCGGTTACACTAAGAAGTATTATTGGTACAGGTGGTGTGACAGCTACACAGAACGCCAACGATATTACACTGAGTACCCCAACGATCACAGGGGGCACTTACACCCCAACACTCACTAACGTTTCTGGCGTAACAACTTCTTCTGTTTCTTCTGCTCAATGGCAGCAAGTTGATGGTACAGTCACTGTAAGTGGGCAAATAACTATTGACCCAACTGGAGCAGGGGGAGGCACCTCTGTAAGTATTGGATTAAAACTTCCTGTAGCCTCTAACTTCGCTAACGCTAATGAATGCGCGGGTACTGCTGTTTCTCCAGGAATCGGGGGGCAATGTGGTGCAATCTTAGCTGATGCTGCAAACAACAGAGCAAACCTTCAATTCGTCTCTGTGTCTGGTTCAAGTCAAACTTGGTATTATCAATATACTTACAGAGTTATCTAATACAAATACCTAAAACAATAAAAATAAGGTAGAAAGTGTATGGCAGAGCACCTCAGTCCTTTTGTATGGAATACGGCGGGACAGATGTTGGCCCCAATTATTTGGGTCGGAACTACCACTACAACAGGTGGAGTATGGAGTATTGACTACACGTCAGCAGGATTTATATCTGCCCCTTATGTAGTCGCTACTACTCAACTGTCTTCTGCAAACGTTTATGATCGAAGTGCGGCAAGTCTAAGTACTGCACCTTCAACAACTACCGCCGCTGGGTATGGAGTTCGTTGGGCTAACTTGCTTGTACTAGGAGCAACTGCACGAAATGTACCAGATGGAACTGCCGTACAAGTAATTGCAATAGGTGAAACCTTCTCAGGTTAAGTTGTTTTACAAAGCTACTTTGAAATATAAGTAGCTTCAATAAAATAATTGAAATAAATATTCAAAAAGCTTGACAAACGACTCTTATGTAGCGTAATATCTCTTTTATGAATTGAACATTAACGGAGAGAACTGTGAACGAGTATAAAGTATTAGTTACAGGTAATGATGGTATTGGCTACACATTCATGAAAAATGTGATTGAGCTGGCTAACATGGGCGCCACCCTTGAAGAAGGTAAAGTGCCAACAATGCGCTTCCCTTATTCAGCATGGATGTATTTGAAGACTGATAAGCTTATGGAAAGTAAGCCAGGGTTTCAGTTTCAGATTATGCAGGAAAATTTCACTAAAGAACAGCTTGACGAGCTAGAGTGGTCAGAGTTCAAAGCTGTAGTTAAGAAGAAGCATGGTATTGGAGGTCGCGACCGTCAGGTTATGACTCAGCAGTATTTGAAAGCAAGTGGTCAAGTAGAATCTTCCAAGGAAGAAAAATAACAAGTTGTGTAAACGGCCTCTGCTATAAAGAATTCGGTGAACTATAATACCAAACATGAGGCTGTCTTGACGGCTGGCGAGGTGAGGCACCGTTTTACTTTGAGAATTAAAGATGTTACTAGAAAGACCAAGAAAAGACTTAACTTCAAATCAATATACCAGACTTACTGTTATAGATTTCTCACACTTCCATATTCAACCTAGCGGACAAAGAAAAGCAGTTTGGAATTGTCTGTGTGAGTGCGGAAATCAGGTGAAAGTTAGTCACTCTAACCTTGTTTCTGATCACACTCAAAGTTGTGGATGTCTTAAGCAAGAAAGAATAACAAAGCATGGTATGTCAGATACTACAGAGTACAGATCGTACCGTGAAATGAAAAACCGGTGCACTAACGAAAATGATACAGCTTATAGTTATTACGGAGAACGTGGAATTAAAATCTGTGATCGTTGGTTAGAAGATATGCCTGCTGGATTTAATAACTTTTATCAAGATTTAGGACCATGCCCTCAAGGTATGTCTCTAGAACGTATAGAAGTTGAAGGAGATTATACTCCTGAGAATTGTAAGTGGGAAACTGACAGTATGCAGTCCTACAACACAAGAATTAAGTCTCATAATACTTCGGGTCGAACTGGAGTTGGTTGGGATAACGCTAAGAATAAGTGGCTTGCTCAGATCGGTTATTTGGGTAAAGTTATCTTTCTTGGTAGATATTTTTCTTTTGATGAAGCGGTTTCAGCTAGAGAAAAGGCTGAGATAAAGTATTTTGGACGAACCAAAGAGTGATGTTATTCCCTCTAGGTTATAATTATTTAGAGGGAATTTAAGTGGCAGATAATGTAATTGCCCCAGCGAGCCGCCCTCAAGCCATGTTTCTGTCAACTCCTGATTGGGTTGATATTTGTTTCTACGGTGGTCAAGCTGGGGGCGGCAAGACTTGGGCAGGACTTGCTCATCACGCTAAGTACATGCACGATCCTCTTTATAGGGGATTGACGCTTCGAAGAACAACCCCAATGTTACTTAAACCCGGCGCTGTTTGGGATGAAGCAAAACAGTTATACAAGTTACTAGACCCCGATTGTCGTGTAAGAATTAAAGATTTGAAAATCATTGCTAGTTCAGATGCCGAGATATTCTTTTCGCACTTTGAGCGTGTTGATGATACTGACAACTTTCAAGGTGCACAAATCTCCAGCTGTGTAATGGAGGAATTGTGTCAGTTCGAAGAATCTCAGTTTAACTATATACTATCTCGTTTGCGTACTAAGGCTAATATGAAGCCTAACATGCGAGCAACGATGAACCCAGATCCAGATTCTTGGGTAAGGAAGTATGTTGATTGGTATCTTTATCCAGAAGGTCATGAATTATTTGGAAGACCTGACCCAGCCAAACAAGGTGTCATTAGGTGGTTTGTTCGACTTGATAATGAATTGTACTGGGGAGAAAGTAAAGAAGATTTAGAACAACGTCATCCAGATCTTGTTCCGCTATCTTTCAGGTTTATTTCTGCTTCGGTCTACGATAACCCGCACATTGAAAAGAGTTACATTGCATTCTTGCAAGGTCTTCCCCGTGTAGAAAAAGAAATTCTTTTGCACGGCAATTGGGAGGCAAGGCCAGAAGGTCAAGGTCTTATAAAACGTGAGTGGTTCAAAGAAGAAGATCAGGAACCAGCATGGTGTGATATTGTTAAAACAGTACGGGCCTATGACGTAGCGGGTACGCTTAAGTCTTCTGACAGTGCTTACGATCCAGATTACACAGCCTGTATTAAGATTTCAAAGATGAAAGATGGCACTTACTTCATTCACGATATTCAAAGAACACGTATTCGTTTTGGTGATTGGAAAGCCTTCATCCTAGAAAATGCACAAAGGGATGGTAATAAAGTAGATATTGTTTTACCACTAGATCCTAATCCCGCGTCAAAAGCAGCCACGACAATGTTAGCAAGAGAAATCTCAGCGGAAGGGTTCTTTGTGAGAACTATGCGTGCGAATTCTAGCAAAGTAGACAGGTTCCGCCCATTCGCGTCTATGTGTATGAATGGTGGTATCCGCATTCTAAGGAACTGCGGGACAGACTTTGAAAACAAAGTATTCAGTGAGCTTGGCTTCTTTTACAAGGAGTTGGAGACATTCACAGGAGAAAGGAAGTCTGGAAAAAATGGTCATGATGATCTTGTCGATGTTTGCAGTGATGGCTTTATGATATTAGCACAGAAACAGATTATTCCAAACTTTACCGCAGCGCTTAAAGCTGCAAACCTAACTAAACCAAATCTATTTACCCAATAGGAGATTACATGGCTGTAGACACAGAAGTCTCCTTGGAAAGTGGAGATAATGAAACTCCAACGCTGACTATGGGCGAGACTGGTTTTACTGGTTTGCTAACGCTTTCAGGCCAAGTGATGGAAGAATGTTCTCACGAGCTTCGTTGGCCTGAAGCAATCAATACCTATAAGCGTATGGCAAAAGATGGGGCTATTGCTCCAGCCCTAGAACTTGTAGAGATGATGATTGCACGGGTGCCCTGGACTGTAAAGATTCCTGAAGGTTACGAAGAACAACTTAAAGATAAAGCAAACTTTGTTCGTCAATGTATTAATGACATGGACCAAGATTTCCAAAGCTTTATTAAACAAGTGGTGTCTTACAATCGTTACGGTTTTTCAGTGCACGAAAAGGTATTTAGATATCGACTGAAAGAAAAGGGTAGTAAGTATAACGATGGTTTGATTGGCATTAAGAAGCTTCCAATCCGTTCTCAGGATAGTATTGAACGTTGGTACTGGAAGAACAATGGTCGTGAGCTTGCTGGTTGCATTCAAAATGTGATGTTGCCTGGTACAGAAAGCTCTAATGGATGGGATTTCGTATCAACATCCAGCAACCAGACAATGGAGAAGAAGATTCCTCGTAAGAAGTTCCTCCTTTTCAGAAATAATCCGCTGAAGGACTCACCCTGCGGAACTTCACCACTTAATGGTGCATGGCAGGCTTGGAAATATAAGCAAGCCTATCAAGAAAGTGAAGCTATCGCCGTAGCTCAGGATTCGAACGGCTTCAAAGTATTATACATCCCACCGGAGTATATGACTACTGATGCTTCTGAAGATAAGAAAGAGGCTTTCGAAGAGTACAAGAAAATCTTGTCCAACATGCACCAAGCGAAACAATCCGGTGTGATTCTTCCGCTTCTTATTGACCAAGACGGTAATAAGATGTTCGAACTTAAATTCGAATCCATCACTGGTCAGAAGTCTTACGATACTAATGCTATTATCAATCGATACACTTCTGAGATTCTGACAGCATTATTCGCTGATTTCTTGTCTCTTGGTAGTAACGGCAGTGGTAGCTTCTCTCTTGCAGAGTCTAAGATTAGTGTTGTAGAGATGGCAATCCAATCTAAGTTGGATGAAATCAAGTCCCAATTGAACCATGACCTCATTAAGCAATTGTTTGAGTTGAATGGTTGGGACACTGATGTTCTTCCTTATCTAGATTATGGTTCCGTAGGTACTGAGTCTCTTGATGAGCTCGGTAAGTTTATCCAACGTGTGTCTGCAACCGGCAACCTTCCGAAAGTTCCTGAAGTTATCAACTGGATCATGAAAGCTGCTGATATCCCTTATCGTGTGGATCTTGGTTTGTCTACAGAGGATCTTACAAAGATTCTTTCTCCAGACACATCGGCATCAGGTTCTGGTATGGTCGAGGGCCTGAACAATGGTACTGGATCTTCAGATGGTAGCTCAGGCGACTCTTCCACATCAAATAACGAAAACGTTTAGGAGGCTGTATGGCCCACAGTCTTCTCAGACTGAAAGAAAAGATTTGTAATACTCCTCACTTGATGCATCCTGCATCCTTTGAAATTGTTATTCAATATCTTAACGAACGAAATAGCGAAGACTTTAAACTGGATACAGCAGTTGAAGATAATCGTGAAAGCAATTCCCGATATTCTTTTAACAAAGATATTGGGGTTGCTGTTATGAACATTGATGGACCACTTAGTTATAAGCCAGTCACTATGATGGGTTTTGATTGTGGTGGTGCATCTTATCAGCAGATTAAAGAAGACTTTACCTACCTTGTAGACAGTGGTGCAAAGACTATTGCATTTAGTGTCTCTAGTGGTGGTGGCGAAGCCTTCCAGATGATGCCAACTGCTAATTACATGCGTAAATTAGCTACTGAAAACGACGTTCGTATCATTACCTATGTAGATGGTCTATCCGCTTCAGCAGCCTATGGTTTGTCTGTAATTGCTGATGAATTGATCATGGCTCCAAGCTCAGAAGTTGGTAGTGTTGGTGTTCTGGTTCGTTTAATGAACGATTCCAAAGCACTTGAGAAAGAGGGTTATGAACGCACCTTTATTTCTGCTGGTGACGATAAGATTCCATTTGACGCTGACGGTAGTTTCCGTAAAGAATTCTTGGAAGATATTCAAGGTAAAGTTGACACACTTTACGAAGAGTTTACTGGGTTTGTTGCAGAACATCGCAACTTATCAGTAGAAGCAGTGAAGTCCACACAGGCGCGTACCTTCTTACCAAAAGAAGCTATTGAGCTTGGACTAGCTGACCGTGTTATGACTCTTGAAGAGTTTTACACACATTTGGCTGATACAGCTCAAAAACAAGAAGGTGGTATGTTAAAAACCAAACTGTTTACCCAATTTAATAAAACCGAGGAAACTCTAGAAATGACTCAACTTGCCGAACTGCAAGGCGAGCTTACCCAAGCTCATGAACAACTTCAGGCCGCTCAATTGAGTGTTTCTGATGTTACTTCTAAATTCGAAGCTGCTGCTTTGCTTCTTGCTGAAAAAGAAACCCTGCTCACTCAAGCACAAGAGCAAGTTGCTCAATTGGTTGCGGATAAAGAAGGTATGAAACTCACCAGTCGCAAGACTGCTCTTGCCGCTGTTATGTCCGCTGACAAAGTAGAGGCTGTGTCCAGTTCCCTCTCTAGCCTCGACGACAGCGCATTTGAAACCGTTCTGAGTGGTTTTGCTGCACAGAAACAAGCTCTTGAAGCATCCGATATGTTTACAGAACTTGGCGACCAAGGTACAGAAGTAGTTCCTGAAGCTAAAGCTTCTAAGTCTAAAGATGTTACCGAAGACCTTATCAAACAAAAACTAGGTTTGAAATAATTAACCTTAGCTAATCTCTCTATTTTAAAGGAATCAAATATGCCTTTCGTTGCTGAAACTTTCACCCAACGCTTCTCTGATCTTGTTGTGCATGAGCTTGACCCATCTGTTGGTTATAGCCGTCGTGACCTCAACGTCACCCCAATCACTCCAGCTATTCGTATGGGTACTGTAGTTTATCGCGCTAAGTCTGCTGACCTGACTGCTGCTTGGACCGTACTGGCCTCGGATACTCCTCTGGTTCTGACCAATGAATTCGCCGTTGTTTATGGCGATCATTTCTCATTCAATCCTTCGTTCGTTCCCCGTGCAATTGCCGCTAACCGTTATAACGCTGTTGGTTTTGTTGGTACTTCGGGTGCTCTGCAACTGAAAGAATACTACATCAAACAAGTTGCTAAGTCTACCGCTGCCACTGGTGGTGCTGATTTGACTGATGCTCAAGTTGAAACCCTCAAAGGTTTGCTTGAACAGCAAGGCATCCAAGTACTTAAAACAGTTTAAGCGACTGTTTAACAAACTCTCTAAGCTAAGGAAACATAAATAATATGGCTATTGTACTAGATCGTCAGAACCTCGGTAAAGTTGTTGACCGTACCGATTCCCTGATTGTAATCCCCAACACCGTAGGCATTACCAATGCTCTGGGCCTGTTTGAGGATGTATACTCCACCCAAAAGACTATTGAGATTACTCGTAGTACTCGCAAATCCCATCTGCTTGAAGATCGTAACTGGGATGAACGTAACCAAACTATCGCTGGTCGTGAACAAGACAGCCTGTTGCTGAAAATCCCTCACTTCCCACTGGATGATGCAATCACTCCAAACGATGTTGACGGTATTGTACAGGCTGGTTCTCTGGCTGAGTTTGCTGAACTGGAAACTGTTGCGTCTGTTCGTGCTGACAAAATGATTGACGTTCGTGAAGCTCATGCACTGACCAAAGAAGCTGCTCGTATGCAGCTGATCACCACTGGTACTGTGTACGCACCTCGTTCCACTGTAATTACCAACTTCTACACTGAGTTTGGTGTTACTCGTATCGAGATTGTTACCGATCTGTCTTCGGCTACCGACCCTCGTGCAGACTTCAACGATGCCAAGAAAGCTACCCGTAACGCATTGCGTGATGGTCAAGCTGGTACTGTCCGTTCTTTCGTTGTCCTGTGCTCTGATTCCTACTACAACGCTGTTCAACAGAACGCTTACGTCACTGACGCATTCAAGTATGTAGACCAAGCTCAAGCTGCTCGTATCCTGTTGGGTCAAGGTGGTATGGATGTTCCTGGCTTGGATGCTCGTTTTGAAATGATGAGTGTCTTTGGTATGACCTTTATCAATGCCGGTGCCGCTGGCTACGAGAATGCTGCTGGTACTTTCGTACCGTTCATTCCTGAAGGTGATGCTTACATGATGCCTGTTGGTATCCGTAACTTCCTCAAAACCTACTACGCTCCGGCTAACCGTTTTGGTAGCATCAACCGTCGTGCTCAAGGCAGCTACTTCTTCGAATACCTGAACGAGAAAGATGATCAGATCGAAATCATGACTGAACAGAACTTCTTGAACGCTTGCTTGAATCCAGAAGCCATCGTGCGTCTGTCCTTGACCTAAGTATTAAGTTAAGAACTAAACAAAGAAAGGGGTTTGAAATATAACCCCAAATTCTTAGGAGTATGAAAGATGGCTGTAGAAACTAAAAATGGTTGGATCTTCGCTGTGCGTCAACTTGACGGTGCAATCGTAGGTGCAACTGTTCCCGCTGCAAGCACTACTGTTGCTGGTAAAGTAAAACAAATTACTTTCACTGCTCAACAAGGTACAACCTTTGCTGATTTGGCTGCTGTAACTGCTGCCTACAATGCATTGCTCACTAAATTGATTGCTGCTGGTATTATGCCTGCTGCATAAGAAACTGGGCAGCTTGTCTGCCCTCCTTTAAGGAGAGGCTATGGCTCTTACCCCAGTACAACAGGTAAATCTTTTGATAGGCAATGTCCCATCAAATCCATTTTACCCTATTTTTACAGATGAAGAGATTCAACAGTTTCTTGATCTTACTAACCAAAATGTTTATGCAGCAGCAAGGATGGCAGCAATTTCAGCTTCGTTCACTATTGCTGGTTATTCGTCTCGTGAACGAACTGGCGACATAGAAGTCTGGAACGACTACGCAAAGAACTATCTAGCAGCACTTGGTAATTTCATCAACAACCCTACGTTTATTATCCCTCCAGGTTTGTTCCCTTGGTCTGCTAATAAGTGTCCAAGCAAGCTTATGAATATTGAAGTATGCGATGGAGATAATTGTAGGGAAGCAACTTGCTGTGAAACTAGTTGTGGGTGTAATGATTGTCACGCTGCTGGTGAGACATTTGTCTACCCTTAAGGAGTTGAAATGTTAAAACCTCAATTCCTATTAACTCACAAAATTCCACTAACAATCTTTCGTAAATCTGAAGGTTCTTATGTTAATGGTAGGTGGGTAGAAGGATCTACTTCTGAAATAGTTTTGCAAGTTAACATCCAGCCACTAAAGCCTTACGAAATTCTAATGCTTCCAGAAGCTGACAGAACAAGAGCTTGGGTTAAATTCTATTCTGCTGATTATGCTCGTACTCTTAAGGAAGGGACTGGTGGTTGGTCCGCTGACGAATTCATTTGGAAGAATGACCGTTATAAAATCATGAAGGGTGATGATTGGACAAACGGAATGGGGATATTGGAGCATGTGAAAATTCAAGCCGCAAGAATCGAGCTTACCCCAGATGCACCATCGACATAAGGAGTATCTATGGCGTTTACATTAAAAGTAGATACTTCTGTGTGGGATAAGATAAAGAGGAATATCTTGGTTGGTAACAACCTTGAGGTTTCTACTGGATTCTTTGAAGATGCTATTTATGGTGAAGAGAATAACAACGCTCAAGTTGCTCAGATTGCTAGGGACAACGAAGAAGGAACTGTAAAGAACCCAACACGTCCTTTTATGCGTGTAGGATTTGGTGGCAAGGTAGCCAAGCAGCTTCCAGACTTATTCAAAGCTAACATGAAACGCATTGCCGAAGGTAAGTCTACCTTTGTTCAAGAATACACAAAGTTAGGCTCAATTCTTACTGCTGAAATGAAGCAATCTATTATCGAATGGTCCACACCACCTAACAGTCCCAGAACAATTGCAGATAAGGGTTTTAACGATCCTTTGATCAAGACAGGGAAGATGTTGGAATCTGTAGAATCAAAAGTTGAGGCTAAACAATGAGTATTTATTCTCAACTAGAAGATGGGCTTCGTAATGTTGCTTTGATAGCTCTTTCAGAGTTCACTAATCCACAGGTTATTTTCAGCCACCTCAATGGTACAGAACCTGCTGAAAGCTTTGTGATAATCAATATCCTAAGCAACACACAGCAAGGTCATCACACCACTTCAACACTTACAGATACTCAAGAAATATTGGCTACTCAAGCGTCTTATGAAGTTTTTGTACAGTTTAGTTTCTGTGGTAGTAAGTCTGGAGAAATGTCCTCAAGCTTTAACCAAAGAATTAATAACAATCACAAGGTGTTTGAAGAATTAGCTAGAAATAAAATGGGTGTTATGCGTAAAAGTCCTATGCGTAGAGCACCACAGAAAAGAGATACTAAGTGGGTTGAATACCATAACTTAGATGTTACCTTTTCCTATACAGTCGTTACACAAGAGCTTGTAGATGTTATTGAGGTTGTAATTCTTCAAGATGTTATTACAGGCGATGTATTCACTGTTCCCCCAGATATCGTTACACCATAAAGGATAATCACTTGGATAGAATTCATTATTTATATAAGATAATAAACTTAGTGAATAATAAAATTTATATAGGTGTAACTTTCGATCCTGAAGCAAGAAAGAAACAGCACTTCAATATGAAAAATAAATCAAGCTTAGTTTCTAAAGCTATTCGAAAACATGGAGTAGATAATTTTTCGTTTGAGGTTATTTGTGTTGGTGATCGGAACTTTATCTTTGATCTAGAAGAAAAAGCAATAGACTTGTATAAATCTAAAGTATCAGGACATGGTTATAATATTGCAGACGGTGGGGCCGGTGGAAGTAAGCCTAGACGTGGAAAAGTGGGGTTTAGGAAGGATGACAAGCCTGAATATGTAGCTGGCTTTTGGTTTCCGAATAAAAGACTAGCCATGAATTCCTTGAATCTTACTGGAAGTAAGTACAGGTACAGGAAAGATACCGGAATACTAGGCAATATAACTGTTGCTAGGATGATTAATTACAACAACAAAATCTTAGATGAGCCTTGTTACTACCGTGGTTTTTGGTTTAATAGTATTTCTAAAGCTTGCCAAATATACTCTATGAATATAGAGAACCTAAGAAAAGAAATTAAGATTGGTCGTTACGAAGAAAGCTCGTCAATACAAGATTTTCTTATTGTAAAGAAGTATGTGGTTTTTGGCGTAGAGTACAATTCTATCAAAGAAGCTGCCGCTGCAAATAATATATCAACTGTTGCTTTAACAGCTCGTTACTATAGAAATAAAAACCCAGAAAATTACACATACTCATACATAAAAGAGGTTATAAACCATGGCCGAGCTTGACTCAATAGTCCAACTACAGCTTACAAGAGGCTCTACCCCCGTGGAGAGCGCCAGTTTTCAAATCCCCGGTATCTTAGCCACATTTACTAATTTCTCGGAACGTACCCGCACCTACACTGATATGGAGGGTGTTGGTGAAGACTTCCGTACAACTGACCCAGTTTACATTATTGCAAGTAAATTGTTTGGTCAATCTACTGTTGGTGCTGTTCCTCCAAGTATTGTAGTAGGTCGTCGTCAAGTTAACACTGTAAACGGCTCTGTAACTGTACAGAACTCTACTCCTTACACTGTAACTATTAACGGTACTACTTATAGCTTCACCAGTGACGCTTCAGCCACTGCAATTGAAATCATTGCAGGTTTGGACACAGCAGTAGGCACAAGCCCGGTAGGTGTAACTTTTACCGATAACTTGGATGGTACTTTCACTGTAGGTCCAACTGTCGCTGGTACTCCATGGTCTTTCCGTGCATCCCCTAATATCACTCTTGCAAACGCTACTCCTACTGAGAGCTATGCAGATGCTGAAGTAGCCATGAATCAAGACAATGGTACTTGGTATGCTCTGTTTACCGACACCCATGTTCAAGCTGATGTAGTTGCTCTAAGTAATGTCATTGTAGCACAACGTAAGATCTTCGGTACTTCCTCACAAGATGCTGCTGTAATCACTACTGGTACTACTGACGTAGCTGCTGTGCTGAGTGCTGCAAGTACAGGCCGTACTTATGGTGTATATCTTCCTACTGCTGATACCGAGTACCCAGAAGCAGCTTGGGCAGGTAGTCAACTAGCTTATACCCCAGGTTCTAATGATTGGGACTTCAAGCGCGCTGTAGGTGTTACTGTCAGCAAACTTAGTGATACTGCTCGTGTTAACCTTCGCAACAAGAACATGAACATGTACACTCGTGTTGGTGGCGTTAACATCTTCCAAGACGGTAATATGTTTGATGCTTCTCCGATTGATGAAGTTATCGGCATTGATTGGCTGTATGCTCGTTTGCAAGAAGGTATCTATTTCCGTTTGATCAACTCCCTAAAAATTCCTATGACCAACCCAGGTTTAGTTATTATCGAGAATGAAATCCGTTCTGTACTCTCACAAGCAGAGGCTAATGGTTTGATTGATCGCGGATGGAACGTAACCACGCCCGATGTACTCGACATTCCAGAGAACATGCGGGCAGCTCGTACAGCCGCTGTATTCAAGTTTAATGCACGTCTTGCAGGGTCCATACGTCGCGTCCAGATCACCGGGTTCCTTAGCGTGTAGATATTAACGGATCTTTACCAGTATTGACTTCTACAATAAATCGTGTATAATCTAAGCTCCATAAATAAAGGAGCTTTAAAATGCGAAAAGAAACAGAAGTTAATATTGGTGATATTTACAACAGATGGACAATCACCTCACAGGTTTATTATAAAACCTTCCCAAACGGCTCAAAGGCAAAGTTTGTGGACTGTACTTGTGAGTGTGGGACTCAGAAATCTCTAAGACTTGGGGCCTTGACTGACACTAAAACACCAAGTCTCTCTTGTGGGTGTCTTAGAAAAGAAGCTATGGCTAAACTCAGGAAACCTGTAGACATAGGATCAGTTTTTGGCAGGCTAACCGTTGTAGGGGAAATGGTAAGGGTTAATAAAAAGTCAATCGTAGAAGTGGTTTGTCAGTGCAACCCCATAAGTTTTTATGTAAGGTTAGATGGTTTAAAGTCCGGCACTACAAAATCTTGCGGGTGTTTCCACAAAGATCTAGTAAAAGATTTATTTACAACCCACGGAATGACAGGAACTACGGCTTACTCTTCTTGGCAAGGGATGAAAGACAGATGTACTAATCCAAACAACTCAAGAGCAGATCGCTACCTGTTCAGGGGTATTTCTTTCCCTGAGAGCTGGGAGTCCTTTGAAAACTTCTGGGAAGATATGTCAGAAGGATGGTATGAGGGAGCCGACATAGACCGAATTGATTTTGACGCAAACTACTCAAAAGAGAATTGCCGCTGGGTTGATAGGGATGTTGGTAACCATAATAAATCTAAACCAGAAGACTGCACATCATCTTATAAGGGTGTTTACTACGATAAACAAAGGGACAAGTGGACAGCCCGATTAAACCGTAACGGAATCATACACCTTCAAAAGAGGTTTGATACTGAATACGAAGCAGCTTTAGCTTACGACGATGCATCAGAAGAACATTATGGTGATCGACCGAACAAAACTCAAAAGGGAGCGATCCCATAATTAAAAGGTATATTTAAATGGCCGATGGCGTATTGGGCTCATACAGCCCCGAAGCAATGGTTGTAATCATCAGTAAGGGTGACTTTGTTCACCGTATTGGTGGTTATGCCGATGGTACTTTTCTAAATATTTCACGTATCACTCCAGCATCAGAACTCTATGTAGCCTCTGATCTACAAGCTGGGCGTGTTAAACGTCGCAATAAAGCAAGTACTATTTCTTTGACACTGTTTCAACAAAGTTCAAGTAATGCTATTTTGCAAGAACTGCAACGTGCTGACGAAGAAGACGATAGGAATTCTTGGGTTTTTTCTATCACAATTAAGGATACCTCTGGTACTAGCGTATTCTCATCTAACCAAGCATTCATTGCAACGGTTCCAGATGTTGGGTATTCAAATACCACTGAAACTCGTGATTGGATGATCAGTGCCGTAAGTATGGATTCTCACGTTGGTAGCAACATGGAGTTTGATGCTGCTGAGGTTGCAGCAATGGCAGCAGTCGGTGCTCAAGTTCCAGCTCGGTGGCAGCTCTAATAGGTAAGGAAGTATAATGGCCCAGTTAGCTACTTATATGCCAGAGGAAGTAACGATCCTTCTTGCTGGCATTCCAGTCTCAGGCTTTATCCAAGGGTCATTTATTTCTGTTGACAAGGATGTCAAGCCTTTTACATCTAAACGCACTGCTGATGGAACAGTTAGTCGAATGTATAATAATGACCAAACCTATACAATTACGTTGACTCTTTACAGCGGTAGTGATTCTAACCAACTTCTAACAAGACTTTGGCAATTAGATGAAATTACCCAAAGAGGTAAGTTTCCTTTGATGATCAAAGATGGTAGTGGATCAGACTTGTTCTTCTCTACTACAACTTGGATTGAGGGTATCCCTTCTTTAGTTAAGAGTAATCAATACGAACCTCGTGCATGGACATTACGTTCAAGCTCAGCAATCATAAATATTGGTGGTAATGGTGATGCTGAATCTATCTTAAATGATATTGTTAGTATTGCTGCTTCTGCTCTTCCAGCATTGAATGGGTTAATTTAAATGACTAATTCTTTTAGTGTTGAGACATATTCAGCTTCAGATGTTAAGTTGTCTATTGGTGGTTATATAATCACAGGATGGGATAACTTAAGTATTAATAGACGTGTAAAAGCATTCACCCCTGTCTATGGTATTCGTGGTAAGAACACACGAGTCAAGAACGTAGACAGTTCGGCTACTATTACTGTCACTCTTATTCAGACAGCACAGAGTAATGATGTGCTGTCTGCAATACATGACTTGGACATTGATGAGGGCACAGCAAGGATTACCTTGACCCTTAAAGATAGCTCTGGAAGAAGTGTATTTTCAAGCAATGAAGCATACATTACATCCTACCCTGCAAAATCTTTCTCCGGTGATTTTACTTACAACACTTGGGAAATTATTTTACAGTCTACACAATCATACACTGTTGGCGGGAATGGCAGACCAAGCACTGGCCTTCTAGATAATATCATCAGTGATGCAACTGACTTTGTTAGTGATTTATTTTAAAGCTAACTATAATCTGAGATAAAATAAATGGCAGCTCCACAATTTATAGACTTCCTTCCTCAAGAAACTCTTGAAGTTGGTGAGGAAGAATACGTAGTAACAGCTATGTCAGCCACCGATGGTTTGCTCTTTATGGAGAAATATCAAGCTGATATGGATAGCGGTAAGAGTGACCTCAAGGTTATGAAAGGTGTAATCATGGGTTATGTTACCAAAGATAATAAAATTATTGATGCTAAACGATTCGATATCTTGTTTGCTCGCAAGTACATGCACCTTCAACAACTTTATGCAGAAGTCATTAAATATAACTTCGCTGATGTTTTTCAGGCGCCCGGTACAGAAGAACAGTAAATAACCCATCTGTATCCGGGCCAGTAGAAACAGAGATACAAAGTAAATACTCTCAGAGATGGGAGATTTACAGAATTGCAACTCACGAAAAAGGTGGGCTGGATATAGCTGCTGACATGAGTACGAAGTATAGTACAAAGCAATTATACCAGATGCTAGAAACATTAGATGTATATGACACACTTAAGAAGCTGGCTCATGATAAAGCCCTAGCAGAATCTAAGACTAAGAAATAAGGAGCTTCCTGTTGGAGATTGCAAAGTATACGATAGGAACTTCGATTGTCTTTCCTAAGTCTGAGATGACAAGGTTTGATTCTCAACTTAAGATTTTAGAAAATAAAATGAAAGCATCTGGTGAAAGGATGCGACAATTATTCAATCTTAATTTAACTAGATTTAGTGTTAATCAAACTGCAATGAATAGGGTCATTGGTGGAGCATTAGATGTTGCTAGCCAATCAACAGTATTTAGAATTGAAAGGTTTGTTGTAGACCAATCTCGTTTGAATGCGGCCCTTGGTTCTGCAATGGCGAGAACCAACACTGTAGCTAATATACGCCAGAATGGTGCTCCAGTTGGCACTAGAAGAGCTGCTGCTGTAGGTGGGTTGATTGGTGGGGGGTTATCCAGGTTCTATGGTCCAGCACTTGCGTTAGGTCTGGGTGGTTATGGACTTGGTGCACTAAACAAACGTAACCAAGAAGTAGTATCAGCACAGCTTCAATCTTCTGCTGTAGTTCAACAAGCTGGTGGAACAGCTGCACAGGGCTCAGAATCTTTCCAATACCTTCGAAGTGAAGGACAGAGAATTGGTTTTAACTACCTAGATGCATCTGGTGACTATAATAAACTAATTTCTGGATTGACTGGTTCTGGTATCGGTCTTAAAGAGAGTCAAAAAGTATTCAGTGGATTTGCTGAATTAGCTCGTGTTAATAAATTAGATAAAACAACTCAGAACAGACTTTTCCGAGCACTTTCACAAGTTGCCGGCAAGGGTAAATTGATGAGCGAAGAGCTTACTGGGCAAATTGCAGAGGCATTGCCGGGAGGTACAGCACTGTTCGCTCAAGCTTACCAATCTAAGCTAGGCGGCAACAAAACTGGTGCAGATGCAATCCAACAGCTTCTTGCTGATATGAAGAAGGGTATAGTTACAAGTGACATTCTCACTTTCGCTGGTGCAGCGGCATCACAAAGAGCAAACCAAGGCGGTGCTTTAGGTACGGCTTCACAAGCCTCCCAGGCTGAGCAGGCTAGATATCAAAACTCTGTGAATGACATGGCAGTATTGGCCTCAAACTCAGGCGTAGAGGAGGGTTTTGCGCGTATTTTCCGCACCCTTAACGCTGGCTTGAGTGAGAGTGGTGGCCTAGTCAGGAATCTGTCAGAAGGATTCAATGAAGCTACAAAATGGGCGGACGACTTACTACTTTTTCCACAGTCTTTTGTAAGGGCTTTGGAGGGCAAAGATAGCATGGTTGCTGATTGGTTGGGTATTGGTCAAACCTCACAGTTGGTTAAGGATTGGCAAGACATTAAAACCCTCTGGGATCAGATGTCAGCTCTTAATCCTAGCAATCTATTTGGTCAATTCTTGCCAACTATTGAAGCTACCACTCGTGAATTGGCTATGATTTTGAATCAATTAGCTGAGTTCCAAAGGTGGAAAAATAACTTAGTTGCATCTCCTAGTCAGGAACAAGATGTAAGTTTTTGGCAACGTCCTATTACTGCTACCTACCAAACTCTTGGTAAGTTCTTTAGTGGTGCTGATGAGGCCATAGATAGATCTAAGGAAAGAGGGCGAGCTGTATATGATGACCCCAATTCTTTCTACTATCAAAATCCAGAGATGTACGACCAAAACCAAAAAAGTATGGCAATGGATCAAGCCACAACTGCTAATGACTATCAACTTAATGCAGCAGGCTCAGTGACAAACCAGTTCGATATTAGTATTAATGTAGACGCTGAAACTCTTGGTAATATTGATATTAAATCTCAAGCACAAGAGTTAGCTGATATGTTCAGAATAGAACTATCTAATGCCTCTGTCAACTTCCCAGTTAAAGAGTAAGGAGCTACACTTATGACGCTAGCCGTTAGATGGGGTGAAGACCTTACAGATGATTTAGGCGGTTTCATCTACTTTGATGCTGTTACTGCGTATACACAAAACTTCAAAGGTCAAGTCACAAAACATCCTATTGCTAATGGTGGGAATGTCTCTGACCACTTCATTAGAGATAATCCAGTAATCACATTATCTGGTGTGATTACTGGGGTTGACATTTCTACTGGTGTATATCTAATACAAGATGGTAATGGTATAGAGCCTTCCAATACCTTTCCAGCTCCATCGGCTGTGTCAGTAAATTCTACTGATCAAAGTGTTTTACAGAAATTTATCCCAGATAGTATTGGGCAGTTTCTAGGCGATGCAACTCCTAATGTAACAGTAGACGCAAGACGTGCTGATCTTATTGAACAGATTAGACAAGCTTTAATGAATCTTGCAACAGGTGATGTCTATAATTCAGATACAGGACAATTCAAACCTCAAATTCAGCTTGTACGTTTGTTTGAATTTGAAAAATCTCTTGTTAGAAGAATTATTAACAGACTTGTAATCACCAATGTCACTTTCAAGGAAGACGCTAACTCTGGGTATGCTCTTTATTGCGATATCACTTTTGAACAAGTAACCTTTGCAAATCTTAAGAAAACCACTATCCCAAAAGATGTAACAACATCTCTTAAGAAAAAGGGTGCTGTTAAGGCTGATAAGGGTAAACAAGATAGCACACCCCAAACCATCGGCAGTGGAAGTGCTGATGAACCTAAAGATACAGATCCTTTAAGACAAGCTAGGGAGAACTAATGGCTACTAATTACATTGCACTCCCTTTGTCTTCTGATCCTTACTACACCTATGCCGTAGCACTTGAAAACGTATCCTATAATCTTGAATTTATCTATAGCGAACGTACTCAATTATACTCAATATCTTTGTATGATCAAGACAATGATCCTATCGTTCTAGGTGAAGCTTTAATTCCAAATTATCCAATATTTAAAGACTACGCAATATTCCCTCTAACTGGATTCTTTTGGATGGAGGAGAAAGCAGATATTATTTCCGAACCTTACAAAGTTTACCCTGATTCTGTTGATCAATATTATAATCTCTTTTATATCTACGAAGGTGATTAATAATGGACTTGGTTCAGAAGAATCGTGAGTATAAGTTAATAATTGGTGATTCAAAAACCGCTGCTGCATTAGAGATTGATGCTCTTCAAGTTACATTTGATATTTCAAAGTCAATGAACAACAAGAAGAAAACAAATTCTGCATCTATTGAAGTGTATAATCTTACTGATGATCAGCTTAAGATGTTGGACACAGATTATCCAGCTGCTGTGTTTTCAGTTGGATATGCAGATACAGGTGGTGTTAAAAGGTTGTTTGCAGGACAAGTTAACAATGTAACCACAAGAAAATCTGGTGCTGATAGAGTGACTCAGATACAAATGGGGAGTGGTTACACTGAATTAAACCACGAAGTCTTGAGTCAAGTTGTCCCAGCTGGTAAGAACGTAGAAGCTGCTATTGAAGAGCTACGTAAGGCCATTGGTGCTGATCGTGGAGTCTACAATGGTACTAACCTAAACAACCAAATCATCTACGGTTATCCCCTGTCCGGCACACCCAAAGAGATGCTAGATGAGTTAGCTGAAAAGTATAACCTAAACTGGCAACTTGATGGTGAAGTTCTTTATGTAAACAATAATGATAGGGCTAATACTGAGAACTTTAATCAGGCTTATGTGATATCTGAGTTCACAGGTATGGTTGAGATTCCTTATCGCACTACTTTGAACAAAGACAGATCAAAGAAAGATAAGGTTAAGAAGCCAGGAATTCAATTCAAGATTCTGCTTAATCCAGCTATTACAGCTGGGGATATCATTAGACTTGAAGATACTCTTATCACAGGCTGGTATAAAGTAGAGGATATTAGGCACACTGGTAGTTGGCGCTCGAATCCATGGTACACAGAAATCAAGGCAACAACACTAGAGAAAGTAGACAGGAAGTAAATCATGGTTCCAGAATTACAAGAATTTGTTATGAGTGCAATCGAGTCAGAGAACAATAACAAATACACTTGTATCCCTTGTATTGTTGTTGCTATCCGAGATGATTTAAACACTCAGATGGTAGATATTCAACCAAGTGTGAACCAGATGTTCAAGGACGGTACTGTTAAAGAACGTCCTGTAATTCAAGGTGTTCCTGTCTCTTTTCAAGTATCCAAAACTGCTGGATTCACCTTTCCAATTAATGTAGGTGATACTGGCACAGCTATTTTCTCTATGCGAAGTATTGAAGCATGGAAAGGTGGTAACGGAAGACCAGCCGCGCCTACTAACTTCTCTAAGATGGATAAAAGTGATGCCATCTTCATTCCCGGTATTCAACCTCCGGGTAATGCTGTAAACAATCCAGCAAAGCATGTACTTACTCATAACAGTAAAGATACCGTGATTTTTGGCAACATTGGTGGTGCTGAGGCTGAAGTTCGTATTCGTGCTGATGGTAGTATTGGTATTACGACTAGTAATATGCCCATCATTGTTGAAGGTAGTGATGTCACAATTAATGCAGCCTCAAGTATTAATCTTAACTCACCAACAATGGTTGTCGATGTTCCGTCCACAACTTGGATTGGTAATATAACGCATCAAGGCGACTACGCTCAAACTGGTAACTATACTCTGGTTGGTGGTCAAGCTACGTTCAACGGCGTAATTTTCAACACCCATAGACATGCACCATCCACAGTGCCACCAAGTAATTAAGGAGGTGTATCATAGATTTTCTACTCAATGAACAACACGATATTGTTTGGCATAACGGGCCACTTTTGAGGTCTGATACTACCCAGCCTCTTATTGATACAGTTAGACAGAGATTGCTTATCCTCTTGAAAACGTTTCAAGGTGAATGGTTCCTTGATACAACTTATGGTATTCCCTACTATCAAAGCATCCTTGGACGTAAGACCACAAAAGATGGTGTAGACCTAATCTTTCAGACAGCTATCTTATCAGAAAATGGAGTCAAGGAAATTACATCCTTCTCATCCACATTCGTTAAAAGACAATATTCCATGACTTTCTCTGTGAGAGTCAATGATGGTCAGATTACACCTCCCATCACTATTTAATTAAATTAAGGAAATAAAATGGCGGGTATTTCTGACCAAGGCTTTACAATTAAAAGAATGACAGAGATACTTTCAGACCTACGCGCTGAAGCTACATCTTTGTTTCAAGATTTAGTTGAACCCGGTGATCAGGTCGACACATCCAATAGCTCAGCTCTGGGTAGGCTTGTAGCGCTTGTGAGTCCAAGCTTAGCAGATTTGTGGGAAGTAGCACAAGCTGATTATCAAGCCTTTGATCCTAACTCTGCAACAGGTATTGCTTTAGATAACCTTGTAGCCCTTGGTGGTATCACTAGACAAGAGCAGACCTATTCAACAGCACAAGTGATCATCTCAGGGGATAATGGTACTCTGGTGTCATCAGGTCTGACTGTAGGCAGCTCAATTGACAGTAGTCAGTGGACTATTCTGTCTCCTGTAGCACTTTCTCCTTCTCAAGCTGTCGGTATTACGGTTACTCCCATAACGGTCTCTAACACCACAGTTTATAGCATAACTTATACATCTATCACTACTGCTAACACAATCAACTACACTAGTGGTGCATCTGCTACAGCTTCTGAAATTGTTTCTGGACTGAATGCTGTAATAATTGCAAGCCACCCTAGTCTTGTTAGCAGCATTGAGGGTACGTCTCTTAAAATTAGTCGTGTTGATGAATTCTCTGCTGTAACTTTCACTGTTACCCCTAATATTGGAATCACTAAAGTACAAAAGCTTGGTGAAGTTCAGAGCAGTGTAGTGGGCGAAGTTAACGCCGAAGCTAATACATTGAATGTTATTCTTACCCCCCAGCTTGGTTGGGACAGTGTTACAAACCCCCAGGCTGCAAGCCCCGGACGTAATCTTGAAACAGACGAGGAACTTCGTCTACGGTTTAGAGAGACTAAATTTGAGCGGGCCTCTAATATTCTTGAAGCTTTGTACTCAGCATTGATTAATCTTGAAGGTGTTGAGGAAGTAAGAATCTACGAGAATGATACAGATGTTGTAGATGCCTTTGGTGTTCCTGCACACAGCTTTATGCCCATTGTTCTTGGTGGTGTTAGTATTGATATTGCAAATACCATTTGGGAGAATAAACCAATGGGTATCAGAAGTTACGGTGATACAGTTGTAGTTATCTTCGATACCCAAGGCTTTTCTCATAATATTGGTTTTGAACGACCTGATCCACTGCCTGTTTATATTACGATCAACCTCACCACTGATAGTGAATTCCCTGGTACTGGTGTTGACGACATCAAATCAGCATTAATTGCATACTTTGATAGTAATCTTGGTATTGGTGATGATGTTATTTGGAGTAGATTATTTACCCCAATCAATACCGTAAAAGGTCATGAAATTGATAGCTTGTTTATTGGTACATCCGCCAGCCCTACAAGTACTGACAGTATTCCGGTAGCTTTCGATATGATTGCTTCACTGTCTTCAGACAACATTATTATCAATACATAAGGAGTGATATATGGCTATCACGCCTTTTGAAGAAATCGATTATCTTTCTGAAGCTCGTGAACGAGTGACTGAGCAGTTCGTAGGGAAGGAAGTTTTTGATAAATATCTTCAACTCCTTATCAACGCTCAAGTAGAAATACAAAAAGTATTCAAAGATTTGATGCAGCTTAGAAGCCTTGATACTGCTACTGGTGCTCAACTTGACGTAATTGGTAGAATTGTAGGTCAAGAGAGAATCTTACTGAATGCTGATTTCTACGACTTCTTTGGGTTCCAAGGTGCAATCAAAGCATCAAGTTTTGGTGAAGTTGGCAACCCATCTGTAGGTGGTATGTTTTACGATTTTGGTA